TTATAGTTATATTTGTATATCAAAATTTTTAATGGATTAGATAATATGAAACAGCAATTAAATAAAAGATCTCAACATATCAAAAATATGGATATGTTTTGGATAGCTGTTACTATATTATATATAATTACACTCTTTTTATTTTAAGGATATAACAATATGAAACTCAAAATAGTCAATCCCAAACTGAATGAAGCTTACACAGATGCCGAAGTATCTTTTGAAGGCGGTTCGAGTTGTGTAATTGAGAATGGACTTCTAACGGCAAAAGGCCCTGGGATTGTCACAATTGAGACTTATTTCGGTACTGCTACAATGAGAGACGGTCATACATATATTGTTGACATTCCTACATACAATGCATATAAAGCATCGCAGGCACAACTAACTGAATCGGTTAATGAATTGACCACTGAAGCTGAGAAAGACCCTTGTAAGGATCGTGGACACGCATGGGTTGAAGATGGACATGACAGTCATTATGATTGGTTCAAATGTAATCGGTGTAAAAAAAGAATTAAAGAAAATGCATAAACTCTATTGACAGTTAACATGTTATTAGTTATATTTGTATATCAAAATTTTTAAAGAAAAGACAATATGAATAACCTATCTAGATTATCTGATGAAGATCTGCAGGCTGAACTTGAACGCAGGAAAAAAGAACGAAAAAATGCACAATACATTGACAATCTAAATCCTGTCGGTACGTGGAAAGTAACAACCGAAGGTGACTGTGAAGGTAAATCAGTAAAGTCATTGGGTACTCACGTAGGACATGTTGCTGATATTGCATTTGCATTACGTACATCCGCAATGTATAATTTGAACTTTAGTCCAGTACCAGTTGATATAGTGGCTGAGAAGCCCGTAGCAAGGACTGGTGATGAGGTACATTTACAAATGGATATATCCGCAGGTACATGGGATATGCAAAGTCCAGCCCGAGTTAATGCCGTTAGAAGGATGTTACAAAGAGGTAAATCTAAATCAGGATATTCGGTAAAAGAATCGAATTATTTTGCCTGTGCTACATTAGTTAAAGATTAATTTCAAACTCTATTGACATTAGGCTAGATTATAGTTATATTTGAATATGAAAAATTTGAACGATATAGAACTGTTAGAACAGGCTAAAATTGACTTTATTAATGATATTGGGATTTTATATGGACCAGATAGTAATATCACAATCCAGCCCAATTATCTTGGTATATCAGACGTACTGTCAATAACAAATCTGTCTCGTTTTGATACAGCTTTTTATGACCTTTATTTATTCTTTGAAAAATGGATTGGTAAAATGATTAAACTCTATTGACATTGAACCGAAAAATGGTTAAATTTGTATATCAATTAATTCAACGGTTACAAATTACGGACCACAAATCATCGGAAAAAAGATTTGAAACTCTATTGACAGTTGAATAAAAAATGGTTAAATTTGAATATAAAAATTATTAAAGATCTAAAGAAAGACAAACACATGAACTACGAAGTTGGAACCCGCGTTAAATTTGAAAATGCAGAACAAAAAACCGTCGCAAATTCCCCTTGGGAAATCACCGGTATCAAACCGGTTAAGAATGAACTCGGTGAAGTTATTAAGACCTTTGTTGTACTGAATCGCTATTCCGAAAAGAAAGACCTGCTTGTAACCGGTCAGATTCGCAGAACTGTTGAACAGCTTGACGCTACCGCGACTGAGTTTGTTCCTACCCCTAAGGTTGACACTTCTGCTGAAGATGCCGCAAAGGCAGAAGCAAAAGAATTGAAACGCGTCCAAAAGGCGGAAGCTAAGGCTAAGAAAGATGCAGACAAAGCCGCAAAGAAACTCGAGAAAGAGACTAAAGCCGCTGAAGCAAAAGCCATTAAGGATGCTGAGAAAGCAAAGAAAATTGCAGAGAAAGAAGCCGCTAAGGCCGCTCTTGAAGCTGCAAAGGTTCAGGTCGCTAACAAGAACGCAACAGTTGTAGTACCGACCGAAACCGAAGTTGTTCCTGCCTGAAACATACTCGATGATACAATCGAATATGCAAAGGATGTAAGTTGGAGATAACCCACTTATTAAAAAAGTAATGGGTGGGTTATTAAATACAAATTACAGGTTATATTTATAATAAATTTGTTCATTGAAAAACTTAATCATCTAGCATAAAACGACAATGCACTGCGCAGCAGATATGTCCGTGAAAGTCGGAAATTGATTAAGTTTGCTTTTTTGGTAATAATGACTATATTGTCTAAGGGTAAAGCCCGTAACATGGTGTATATGCTTAGACGAAATAGCAATCAGTAAATATATGTTACCTATTTTTTGGAGATATTGTTGGTCTATCATATATACAATATTATTAATCCAGTCCGTTTGGCCATAACATATACGGATATAATTTTAATAGAAATTCCTACTGACTATAGGACTGCGGTCTGGAAATGGATTTAAGGGTTCTATTAATTAAGGCAGTCTAAAACATTTCTGCCTCGAGCAACAGATAAATGATCTGCCACTATTTTATAAAAATTCAATTCGGTTATTAATGATTTATAAATTGAATCCATCACGTATAGATGCAGTAAAGATATAAACATTGGTATTACTGATTATTTATTAAATCTAGAAATAAGAAATATATAGTAAGATAGGAGAATCAAAATGACGTAGCGTAGGTAAAATATTATTAATGATTAAATTTATATTATATTAGAGAATGAGATACTATATCGAATATAAAAGATATAGTACAAAGGTCGATTGAAAGTTGACCATTATAAACACTTTTACTCACTAGTAAGTCTTGCTAGGAACACATGCCTTATCATTGCATGTCAAAATAACCAATGATAGTTGATTGAGTCTAGAAGATTACAACCTTAAATCGTAATTGACCTTAGCTTGCACGTCTCACAAACAAATTTACTTTGGTGCATGATAACTGTGGGTTCAATTCCCACTTCAATCACAATTGAATATAATAACCGACGGGTACCTCGGTAATAACAGAGGTTAGAAATATTCTTTTTGAGCTGCCGCAAGGAATACAGCTGATCACCTCAAAATCTTTAGATAGATATACAAGTACTCGTTATTTGTTGCTCCATTGTTATGAATGGCTCGAATGTTAAATGCACCAATTGTATCTAAAGTAATTCTTAATATCAATTTATAGTAAATATACGTTTGCATTTAGCGGTGCATAATTGTGGGGTGGTACCACATATAAATTATATTTAGATCAAACACTAATTAAGTGATTACCACGTAGGTTTAGGAGTAGAACCGCTGAGCAGAAACTCAGAAGGCCATGTGCAGATCATGGACGGATTATAATTAACTGGTTAGGAGACTTTTACTTAGAGTCTATAAACACTTTGTACGTGGCATAGCGCGAAAACTTATGTTGAGTCGTCTATACTCAATAATCATGGCTATGGCACTACATCCATAATCTTATGTAGGATTGTTTGTATATTTAAGTATATGTAAATATAATATTGATAACTGATATATAGTTATAGTTCTTCTATCGACTACAGGTATAGGATGTTTTTAGTCAATTTTGTCATTACAAAATACCGATGGATACTAAAGTGAGTATCACGTGCCGCTATCGACGTTACAGTAGCTGCTGGTTACTAAATTGAGTAACAACCACCTGCATATGGTATATTGTGCTGACGATATCTATAACGTGACAGATTAGATTAATACTAATGTACAGTTAACTCAGAAAAGTACTCGGCAAACTGCCGCCGTTAAACAGTAGCCGATTTAGTATACCTTGAATAAGTATACTGTCTGCGTGCCTTAATTGCATATACTAGGCTTTAAATATAGGATGTCGTAGGATGCTATACGTTAAGAAGCTCTACTAACTATCAAGTATACTGATAGTAGGAGGAGCAATCCATACTTGTTGGAAAGGAGACCGTAAGCGATGGTCTATTCAAAATCGCGTCAAAAGTGGAAGCATCGACATACTTTACTGATCATTTAGTATTAGATGCTTTTGCTGTATAGCTAGCTAGCTCAAAGGACTGCTGACATTTGTTGGTGGTCCTTTGTAGTATGTAGTTACTACCTACCATAATCTCAGTCCCATAAGAAATAAGTGTACACATTAATAGATGCTAAGGTTATGCCTAGTTACTTGGGGTTAGGAAGTGTGTAATGTGAGAATGGCTTACTTTAGTCCGCATTTCTACCGGACACTATTTTTCTTCTATAGAAGCATCTTTAAGAAATATAAAAAAATAAAATAACTTAGATTGGATTAGTCCGCATTTCTACCGGACATTATAGAAGCATCTTTAAGTATAAAAATAAATCAATATGACTTTAAATCAAATTGGGAGTATAAAAAATAAACTATGATAATTCTATATGGTCATATATTCAATTATTGACAAACTAGTAAAATACTCCGGACTGTAATTTTTTCCACTAGCAAGTATGTGGCGGCTTGTTAGATGAGTCTAGTGGGAGTCAAACTAGTATACTTAATGTTTATATGGTTTAATTATTTATAAGCATTTATAGGCCTCGGTAATCGTCTTGTTAGAAGGGTCTAGTAAGTGTTATTATGTGTGTTCTGTGGTTATCTATTCGGAAGCTATTTAACATCATTTAAAGACGATATAAGTAATAGCTTAAAATACATCGTTTTATGCTAGTAACTTTGAAGTCTTAAAATACATTAAAATAAGATAGTAGAAATTAATTTCTAAACTCCATTGACAATCCATGTTTTTATAGATATATTTGTATATCAAATTTATTAATTACGGATAACAAAAATGAAATTAACGGCAAAACAACTAGAAATGATTACTTCGGATAAAAGTTCGGTAAAAGGTACCATTGGCAGATTTGCTATTAGTTTTAATGGTGTTTGGGATATGACGAATAAACCTATTAAAATATGCAGTCATATTTGGACAGATAATGGTTGTAAAAAAGATACATATCGGTGTATTTTATGTGGTAAAATTGAGAAAGATTAATCTCAAACTCCATTGACAGTCTAAGAAATTATAGTTATATTTGTATATCAATTTTAATTAAGGAATAAAAAATGTTTGTTAATATTACAGCTAAAAATGTTGCATCTACTGCAATAGTTGAAAATAATGCAGAAGGTCGAAGATTCATTTCTGAGTTCAAAAGACTTAATGGAAAGAATGCAAAAGTTGTGCTAAAAGGCAGACATTCCGATAGAGTTAAATTGTTCAAAACAATTAAGAGAAAATATTCAATTGATGTTCCTTGGTTTATTGGAGAGAGAATTGCGGTTTATGTTTATCCAAAAACTCTTTTTGGACCTGAACCAAAAATTAAGTTTCCAGAAACGTTTAGTTATTCAGGTCATACAAGTTTGTTAAAATTTTAAGAAATTATTAATTATGTTGAAATTTAAAGTTTATAAAATATCACCTTATGATGGAAAAGTAACGGATGTTACTACAGCCGATGATTGGCTTTTGACTCCTGATGGTGAGTTGTTGCGGAGAGATTTTCATAATGATCTTGATGGTAATTGGGTATCGTTTTTGGATAATGTTAATCCTTCGGTATATTTTGTAAAATATGTAAAGACTGGAAAAAAGAATGGATAAGAAATTATCTAGTTATTTTATATCTGATGATAAGTTAACAATTGAAAAAGTTAGAGGATGGTTAAGTACATATGAAAATGGTATGTATGTTGATTGTTCTGAGTTTTCTGAAAGGGAGATTGTTAATATAGTTGCTGATTTTTATTTTGAGTATTTTGATGAAGAACCAAACAATAAAGATATTGAATATGTTTGGGATTTTGTTAGAGGTCAAACAGGATATGTTCCTGAAGGTGATTATGATATGTGTGATTTAGAATGGCATATCTTTCATTGGGTTCGTCCGATTGAGAGTTTTTAATGGTTGATTTAAAGCATGATTATATGGATGCTAGGATTTTATTTTTAAAGTCAAGGACGGATCGTTATCAGTTTGGATTATGTAATATAGCTAATACAACATTAAGTAATGATAAAGTAATTGAAATTATAAATTTAATTATTAATAACTATCCATTAAAACCTGTATATGCAAAACAGTCATATGATGGTAAACTTACTTTTTATTCAGAAACATTATCAGCTGTTGTTGATTTTTTAGATGGTAAAATAATGGATGTTTTGAAATTATATAACACCCGTGATTATGCTAAAGTTGAAAGTTATGTTTTTGATATTTTTATTATAAAACCATCTGAGAAATATTTCAATGGAAATTTATTTTTAAAGTATTAATATGAATACATTTTTAGAAAGTATATTAGCTATAGCCATTGTTTATTTGACTTTTGGTCTTTGTTTAATTCCTGCTATTAAATGGATAATAAAAAAATAATATGATTTTAGAAACAAAATATAACCTTGGTGATACCCTTCGTATCGTAGAAAATATAAATGGACATGGCGAAAAAGCATATCCGTTTGATGAATTTGTTGTAAAAGGTATCATAGTAAAAGCATGCTTTGGTGAACCTTGGGTTCAATATTCAAACAGTTTTGGAAAATATGATTTTTGGATATCTGAAAGTAGATTAGAATTAATTAAGAGTAAAAATGAAAACTAAAAAAGTTTGTGAAGTTGTTTATAGGCCTCTAAAACATTTCGTTGGATGTGATGATACTAATTGGTATACACGTTGTGGAAATGGATTAGTTTCAAACAGATCTAATATGAGAGAGTTGTATAATTTTTGTCCGATGTGTGGATTACCATTTAAAGTGGTTAAAGAATTTACAGTTCCGTTAGGTATTGATGAAGTATGGCGCGGAGTAACTGGAAGAGTTAAAGGAAAGAAAGATGAATAAAGAAATTATGTTACCTATTGAAGGTACAGATATTAAAACATTGATACCGCTTATTGGTACTGATATACCAGTTTGGTTTAAACCATTTTATAATTTTGAAGATGGATATCTTAAAGGTACAATTGAAGGTATTAATCTTTTAGATAAATCCGTTTATATTGTATGTGAAGGTAATTATTGGGGACGTTGGCAAGATGTTAATTTTTATTTTGTAAGTGGACCTAACAAAGGTAAGGTACATACAATTGGAGTTAAGATAATTGAATAAAGAATTATATATTGAAAATAAAATTTGTAGGTTTATTAGTCAGTATTATAATGGTAAATATGATACTGAAATTGTTTTTAGTGAAATTGAAGTTGCTATATTTTGTTCAGATATCTATGGGAGTATATGTTTTATAAAAGATATAGAATATGATTCTCCTACTGTATTTGAAAATGCAATTAAATTTGTACAAATTCGTAGGGGTACTGGATTCCTTGATGTAAATAGTGATACTGTTGAATTTAATTTTAATGAGATGTTAAATATAGTTACTGAATATTATAAAGAAAATTGTTATAAAGGATTAGAATGATAGAACCTACAAACATCTGTATTGAATGTGGTCATAAAATGACTACTGTAATTACTCAAGAAATTAACACTAAAGTTGATGTTGATTTGGATGAGTTTATGTTTATAAATTTATCTAAAGAACCTATACAAACCAGATATTTTTGGTATTGTGATAGTTGTAAAGACCAAAGAGAATTTACAGAAGAAGAAGTTGAATATGTTACATATGATTAGTTGGTTTAATTTCAAAGATTTTTTTAATGTTGCTAAAATTTTTATTCCTTTATTATTAATTGGAATTATAACATATAATAATTTATGGATTAGGTTATTTAATAATCTTATTGAAGATATGACATTAATAATGTTATTATTTGGTGGATGTTTTATATTGGTTATTGCATTTGTTTTAATTGTAAAGAAAAAATAATTATGCCTCAAGAAATTTGTACAAAATTTAAAGTTGGTGATAAGGTAGAGTATACTCGAGCAAGTTCGAGTTATCTTGATGATGATGAAAATGTTTTTAATGGGTCTATTGGTGAAGTCATTGAAATATGTAAGTATGCATATGTATACATGGTAATTGTTGAGTTTCATTTTAATGATACTTTCGGTGACACTTCAGGATATTATATGAAGAAGCTTCGATTTAATAAAGATGGTTTTAAGAATGATCTTAAAAAAATCAATTGTTCATTTATTACAAAAATTAAGTAAATCTGTCTCATTTTGATACAGTCTTATTTTGATGTATTTTAAGCTATCATAATGTTTTCTAAACTCTATTGACTTGTGTCAGATTTATAGTTATATTTGTATATCAAAATTTTTAATGGAACAGAAAATTGAATAACTTAGATAGACGGAAATTGGTATTACATTTAGCAGAACTTTTACACAAATCAGAAGATGTACACTGCGTACGTAGTTATCATGATAAACTTACGGAGTTTGAAAAAGAACATAATCTGACAGTAAGCGAAGTTAAAGATCTTCTTTTTATGTATGCAAACTGGAAATTTATGGAAGGTGAAAAATGGGGACGTTGTAAAGGTGCCCGCACCAGAGCAAGAAACAAAAAAGTTAAAGCTCTTCTTTCAAAATAATTTTTCAAACTCTATTGACAGTTTAAGATTTTATAGTTATATTACTATTGTAAATTTAATAAGGAAATAATTCATTGGCTACTATCACAAATAAATTGCGCCTAATTGAGGCTGCGAACTCAGCAGGTAATTCAATTATCATATGCAAAACTTCAAAACAAGCAGTCATCACAAGTGCAGATGGTACTGAATTTGATGTAACCGATTTTTTACACAAGTCTCAGATCTCATACGGTTATAATAAAGGGTTCGAGTTCGAACTTATTTATAAAGCAGGAGATCCTGAATCAGCTAGACTTAAGAAGAGCATTCGAAGTGGATTTACTCCTGTAGTAAAAGAGCTTACTGCAACTACACCAAAGGTTGCTTCAACACGAAGAATGGCAACTATCGGTATGCGGCATCAAGCCACAAAAACTATTCTCCAACTTCTTGAAGGTATCAATAAGGCCGACACTGTTTTTACTGATGAATTTGAGAAAGTTCAATTCATCCATCAGTCTTATACAATTAAACCAAGTTATTATAAAATTTCAGAACTTAAGTGGAAGGCTGCGGTCCGCGCGGTAATCCGTGGTGAGAATATTATGATCACCGGTCCTAAGGGTGAAGGTAAGACAATGTTAGCTTATGTTTTGAAAGAGGTATTAGATAGGCCATTCTTCAAATTGGATCTTGGTAATAGCCGAGATGCAAACACTACAATTCTTGGTAAGACACATGCGGCTGACGGTGGAACATATTTCTTAGAATCTGATTTTATCAGAGCTATTCAAATACCCAATAGCATTATTTTGTTAGATGAATTTTCCAGAGCTTCACGAGATGCCGCAAACTTATTGATGCCATTGCTCGATGAAAATATTCGGGAAATTTCAATCAACTCAAGTGAACATGAAAATCACACAGTTAAATTAGCTCAAGGAGTATGTTTTATCGCAACGGCTAACATTGGTATGGAGTATACAGGTACATCAATAATGGACACTGCGGTTATTGATAGATTTACTAAAATTGAAGTTGATAATATTTCCAAAGAAGATCTTATTGATTTAATGCAAGAAATGTTTCCTGCTATAACAAAACCACTAATTGAAAAAGTGGTTACTCTTATCATTGACATTAGACTTCAGGTTATGTCAGGTAATTCAATTTTAAGTCAAGCCGTCTCAACAAGAAAGCTTATTGAACTTGGTAAATATCTTACTGATGGTTTTACATATGAAGAAGCATGTGCGCTGGTTATTGAAGGTCTTTATTCTTATGACGGTGGTCAAGCATCGGAAAGAGTACTTGTTAAACAGATGATTCAAAAACCAAGATAATAAAAAATGAAAAAAGAAAAAAAGAATAAAGAATTAGTATACGTCCAACAGGAAATATTGGATGAAGAAAGTAAGAAATTATATAATGCATATATGAGTGGAAATATATTTCATTATGATAAAGTTATATATAATTTTTTAGTTAAATATGGATATGATAAACTATTCGTTGTTAAAGTGTTATCAAAAGCAACTTCCGATATAGTAAAAGAACATCGAAGAATATCATATGAGAAAGGATTTTTTGATATTTAGGATTTTGAGTATTTCCTTACTCAAATTTACAGCGGCAAATAGGACTTCGGTCCTATTGTCGTTTTGTATCATTTTGATACAGTCGGTATAAAGCTTCAAAATAAGCTTAATTTTAAGGCTATATAAACTATCAGCCTATCATTTTAACTCCCACTAGACCCTTCTAAAGAGTCATAAAATACATCAAAATATGATGGCTACTTAAATAGTGTCAATTTACAAATATTTATAAACTCTATTGACAGTCTATGAAATTGTAGTTATATTTGTATATCAAATTTATTAATTACGGACAATAACAAATGGCATATCCAAGAAGCAGACATCGCAGATCAGGTGGAAGAAGATCATCAGGATCATCGACTCCGTCAACTTTAGGTAAAACAACTAAAGTTACAAAGGTTACTAAACAGGTCATTAAGGGTATTGAATCCGAACTTACAAAACAAATTGAAAACTCACCGGCATCATCATTTTGGCTTGATGAAAATGTTAAGCAAATGATGATATCGAACCGTGCATTAAATGCAGGTTCTGAAAAAGAACGCACAATCTCAAAATATTATGAGTTTGCTACAGTTGCTAAAAATTTTATCAGCATTCTTACTAAAAAGAATATACCTGTAAAATATGCAGGTCCTGATAGTGCAACAGATGGTGAATTTATTATCCTCTCAACTGACATTTCCAACTTTGACATTAACATTGGTTTGGCTTTACATGAAGCTTCACATATTGTGTACACTGATATGTATGCACTTACTGCTGTTAGAGATATGGTTAATGGATTAACTTACAACACAATGTATTTAGGTTCAAAATTTTCGCAATTTGGAACTATTGTTCCATTTGTTTCTTATGAAAAATATAATGAGATTTTATCAGATGTTTTGGAATCAACATTAAATCAACCTAAAGGTTGGAATCTAGGTATAAATGATTCTGATAGTTTTTTCTATCATATATTACCTATTAATATTTTTAATAAATTGGATGCAGCAGGTTGTTTCAATGAAATTTATTCTTTTGACCGCGGAGACTTCAAAACAAACATAATACGTTCATTAAGAGATGTTATGCAGAAGTTGGGTCAACGAAAAACAGATCCTAATATGTATGATATCACTAAGTCAATTATGACAGGATTATATCAGACATTAAAATTTATTGAGATGTATAATGTATATGCATTAAAAGTTAACTCCAATTCAAAAGCAAGAGTTAATTCAACTACACTATTTAGTAATTTCATTTTTCCATTATTCAATTATATTGAAGATAGAAGAATTGATGCATTAACTAAAGCGGATGCAACTGGGTATGTTCCTTATTATGACGCAATAAATAAAAGATATTTTGATTATCCTGAAAGAGGAGCTGCTTTACTTTTACCTGAAAAAAGAACGGAATCTTTTTCAAATTATATGTCTCATATTATGATGATTCATACAAAATATTTTAATGCAAATGCATTAATCGGATTAAAAGAAATTTCAAAAATTATTGACTTAGATAATATTACAAAAGATTCAATGGTTGCTGCTTTTGAAAAAACACTTAAAGTTTTTGAAGTAGTTCAGGAATTGGTTTTTCAAAATAAGCAAATGCCTATTAAGAGATCTGTACCTACACCATCGGTACCTGATAAAAATGGTGATGATACTAAAGAATCAGAAACTGGTGATAGTAAAGGCGAATCAGAATCAAAAGAAAAATCAGAAAAATCACCTAAAGAAAAAGCCGAAAAAACTGAAGATTCTAAAGATGAAGATGATGGTTCAAAAGCAGATGCTAATGAAGCTGAAGATTCTGATGCTGAAGGTACAACCAATAAAACCAAACCTGATTCTGAAGATAATGAATCTGATGAAGACAGTCCTGAACTTGAACATGATGATTCAGAATCAACTCTTAAAGGTGACTTTGGTAACGTAGATTCTGAAGATGAAGAATATACTCATACTAAAGATACATCAGATGAAATTTCCGAAGATGAAATTGATGCTATTAATGAAGCCAATGAAAGAGAATCAAATTCATCAGCCGATTCTGATTTAAGAGATACATATTCAGATGAATTAGTTGATGCATTAAGCAATGGATTCAAAAAACAAAAATTTGAGTCAAAGAATGATGCAAGTGTTATTAACACCGTTATCAATAGCGGATCGGTCCAGTCAACTACATTTAATAATAAAGTTATTCCTTCAATTGTTTATAGAGATTTAGAATCACTTATAAATAATTCTAAAGCTTTAGATATTAATACAACTGGTAACGTCACAAGATATCCTAATGAAGAAGATGTTATACTTTATAAACAAGCAATACAAATCGGTAAGATGTATGCAAGTAAGATGGCATTCAGAAATGATATCACTATTGAGGAATCTTTAAGAAAAGATACTGGTGATATTGATGAAGAGTTACTGTCAGAGTTTGCATCATTTGGAAATCGTAAAATTTTCTTAGAGCATATTGAAACCGCATATAATAAATCATATGTACATATTTCAATTGATGGTAGCGGTTCAATGAGCGATAACAATATCTTCAGAGGTGAAGAACGTATGTATATGACAAGATTCAAAAAATCATTACAGATTGCAGCAATCATTGCATCAACATACGAACAAACTCATACTCACGTTGTTATCGATGTAAGAGGTGAAACTGATATGGGTAAAGAATATATGACTAACCTTTATGTAATTTATGATTCAAATAAAAATAAATTATCTTCAGCAGTTAACAATTGGAAATATCTTATACCTGCAGGTTGCACCCCTGAAAGCCTTTGCTATGACGCCATCTCAAAAGAAATAATTGCTAATGGTCGTGGAAAAGAATCATACTTCTTAAACATCTGTGATGGTGGTCCTTATACACAAGTTGGTAGAATGATGTATAACGGAGAAGCTGCATATGAACATATTAAAACATCGCTTACTAAATTACAGCATGTTGGAATTGAAACAATCTGTCTTATGATTGGAGATGCACCTTTACAATTCTCAACTGTATATGGTGAGAAGAATGTTATTTCAACATACAATAATTTTGGTGTATTGACAACTGAACTTAGAAATAGAATGACAAAGTCAAAGAAAGTAAAAATTTAATGATTAAGATTGAGGATGTGGCAGGTGAAGTTGTAATATTACAAGAAGAAATTGATATAATATTACGAATGTTACTAAAGGCCGCCGAACGTGATAAAATTTTATTTGAAGAAATTGAAAAATTAAAATCAGATATAGAAACTATAAAAACGGAAGTGCATAACATATATTGGAACAAGTAATAATTACTGGTAGAAAATTTAAAGCAGATGAATTACAATCATATTCAGATTTTGGTGGATTGTTTATTAAAAGAGATGATCCAAATATTAAAATCTATAAAGTTAATCGTATAGTGTACACTGCTAAGAAAAAATGTTTATATGTTTTAATTTATGACACATCAAATCCAAATAAATTAGATATTGTTACACTTAAATCATTATGGGATGATTGGGTTGGTGGTGATGGATTACCTATCGGTAAAATAACAAAGATTAAAAAATCTCAATTGACATTCTAATATATTATAGTTAAATTGTATTATGAAAATAAATAATGAAAATAAAAATACAAGATCTGAATGGACTATATCATTTGGTGTTTTAGTTGAACCCGATAATCATATGTGGTTTTTAGCTAAAGAGGATGGTTGCCCAAAATTATTTGAAATCATAGATGAACCAATTAAACAATTGGTAGACTTTCACCAAAAGTTACTTAGATATAAAAATGATGGCGGGACTGTAAGTATAGTTCAAGTCGAAGTAGGTTATAAATATAAAATATCGGATAAGTATAAATGATAATGTCAGCAAATGGTTTTAATAAATTAGATGTCGAAAATTTTGATAGACATTTTAAAGAAAATAATTTCATTGGTGATGGTAATGATTTGCTAACAAATGTTGTAGTAATTACCAATGTACAAATTGGTGATAAGTACTTTATTGGATATTTTATTAAGTCACCAGAAATTACATTTCTTAGATTTAGAAAAGATCAAGCTTGGTATAAACATCGTGTATGTAAATGGCCATACCAAGGAATGGATGAAAAACCAGAGTATGGTAAATATGATATTTATATGAACCCTCATATATATGATTATGATTATGAAACTGAAACTTATGGTGTTGATAAAGATAGAGAATATCTAAAATTAAATATTAAAAATGCATATAGGCCACATCATCATCCATTATGTACATGTGGTAATTTTATAGAACTTGGAGAAAAGAAATGAAGTTAACCGAAGATGGTAAAAAGGAAGCCGTTAAAATATTGACATCTGCTATTAAAAATATTTTTAATGTATGTGAAACATATGAAGAAGTTTATTCAACAGCATGTTTAATAACCGCAATTAAGGATGAAGAATTTCTTCAGCAATCATTAAAATTACCAGATGAAGAAAAATTAAATATAAGGAATTATTAATATGCTTAATGAACATAGGCATTTTTATTTGTATGCTAAAGGTCATTATAAAGAAGATAATATCATAACAGATATTGCAAAATTACAAGCCGATTATTGTGGATTGATAGATTATAAACCGGCCGAATTATTTGCATATGGAGTATTTCATCTTATTGAGATTGTCATACCGCATATGAAAAAGGAAGTTCATGCTAAAACAATATTTAATAACTTATTAGATGATAATCTTTGGAGAATTGGGGCTAAGGTTGAAGATTCTATGCATATTAAATATGCAAAGGCATCTTTAAGTCTTTTAGCCTTTCTTAAAGTATCTGAAATTGATGGTGAACTTGGAGAACCAAATCCAAAAATTTTACCATTAAGTAATAATGCTTTACTTGTTAAAAAACAAAAATCATTGAAACCTGAATATAGACAATGTGAAACAAAAATATGATGACTGATGAATTAAAATATGAGCTAGCTAATGATTTAGCATATACGTTATGTGGTAATGGTGATGATGAATCTGAATATTCAAGATGTGCTGATGAAAAACAATTTCTTTCAATATATAATAACATATTGAATAAACATAAATTAACACCTGATGAAGCTCAAAGTTTAATGTACCAAACAATGATTAGTATTACAAATGTTGCAGCAATGATAGGATATAATGATGGGTATGAAAATGGGTAAAATAAACATTCCAAAGTTAACAGAATTACAAATTAAATGTTTAAAAGGTTTTAAGAACATTGGTACATCATATATGAATTGGGCAATTAATCATTCATATACAGATCCTAATGATTATGACATTCAACATATTCAGGCTAAATCATATTATGAATTACTTGTACATTTGGAATCCATTAATATGTTAAATACTGGAGTAACCGAATGTGTTTGGTATTGGAGAAAACTAAAATGGTGGCAAGGTTCGAGTTATTCATTTAAGCCATCGTGTCCAGAATTTAGTAAAAATATATTAGATCATAATTATGAATCACCAACTAGGAATGATAAGTATTGTAAACATTGTGGTAAATTGATTAAATTTGTTGAATCCAAATATAGGGACTTTAAAAATGAAGGATATATAGAGGATATAAAAAAATGAAGGATGTTAAAAAAGAATTAGATTCTATATGGACAATACATTCATCTTGGAGTCAGGAATCTGATAGTTATGTAATTGATAAATATGATTTTATAGAAGCAATAAAACAATATGATAATTTGTTTTGCAATTGGGTTATGATTTTCAAAGGTGGAACTGCTGAATCATTCGAAACCGAATGTGGTAAATTATATCCAATTATGTTTAATGAGTTTACATATTGTCCAAATTGTGGATTCTTAAAATATATTAAAACTATAGAATAAAATATCCCATTGGAAGAGTCTAGTGGGAGTTTAATTAACCTACCGATAAAATACAAACTAACCTCAATATTTATGCATTAAAATGCATCTAAAACACCACTTAAAATACATCAAAATAAGACCACCCAAAAACACTTAAAATATGATAGTTAGAACTCTATTGACATTTAGCTAGATTCTAGTTATATTTGTATATCAAAATTTTTAATGAAACGGAAAAAATGGATAGAGATAGAAAAGATTTTTTAATATCACTTGGTAAAGATCTATTTAATAAGTGTGTTGAAAATGGTAAAGGTGATTTAGATGATACAATGTCAACATTTGCTGAGTTTGAACTTGAACATAATTTAACAACATTTGAAATGTATGTTGTTTTTTGGAGTTATGGTGAAGCTAAATGGAGCGCTGGAAATGAATATGAATATGATGAAAATTCAGATACTTCTGATTTTTAATTGTAAACTCTATTGACAGTCTAAACGATTTTAGTTAAATTTGTATTGTAGATTTAATAAGGAAATAATTCACATGTTAGTTAAGAAAAAGAAAATTGACCCAAACGTAGAAGCCGAAAAAATGGTAGGTATGTTTGATAGTTTTTTAGATAAAACTGAAGATATCGAATTTAAAGTTGTCAATTTTTACAGATGGCCTGATGGTCATATGGATGCAACTTGCCAAATTACTAAATCAAAAATTAGACAGGCTATCGGCATCATCTTTGATGAAAGAGTTGATTCTATCGCTAAAAAGATTGAAGAAAAAACCATTGTGAAGTTGGGATAATGGAACCTAAAGATATTATGGACTATGTTCCATTACTTGGTAAAGATATTCCTGTTTATTTTACACCTAATGTAACATTTGCGGTTGAGAGCGGTTATCTGGAAGGGTATATTGTCGGAGTTAATATCGATGATGATACTTTACTTATTTACCAAAAGCATTCACCACATCAAAAAAATTGGTATAAAGTTAATCTTAAAAAATCAGGATGTCCTTGGTGGCCTATAATTGGCTACGGTGTTTTAATTGATAAACCGGAACATATGAATGAACTGTATTGCAAATAAAATGAATAAAAAAATGGCAGCTGTTATCCACTTACTTTATTTGGATGAAACTGGTGACTATGAAATAATTGATGAAAATTTAATTAAATATAGTTTCATTGGTGATGTGCATATAGTTGAAATTTATACTCGAGAAGAGTTACTGAATCAACTTAAGCATGCTAAAGACCCACAAATAAAAGCAAAATATAATTCATTGAAATTGAATGACATTTGCCCAGGGTGGGATAGATTTTATCCTGATGGTAATGTACCTGTTGGTAGAGAACAATTTTATTGGAGATATCTTCAATGATACCAAATGAAATGAAATTTTTTATTATAGGTTGGATGTTAATTTGTATCATCGGATCTTTTTATTGTTTAAGAAGTAAAGGTTAATATTATGAAAAGAATTGAAGCTGTAATTAAAGATGCTCAAGGGATTTTGGAATGTAAAATTTTAGATGTCATTCCTGCTAAAGATCATATTGATATTCATATTCCAGTATATGATATCATTGCAGTTCAAGCCGCATTGGATCTTACTAAAAAATTAAATGGAACATCTGTCGAAATAATGCATTATCATTCAAGAGGTATTGAATATATTAGTTTGGATATAAAAACATTTTATATGAGAGATTGGTTAAATGAATAGTCACTTTTGGTATATGTTAAAAACCGATAGGATGACGCATGCAACATTTATCGGATTAATTATCGGTGGAATCATAGCATGGTTTTTATCATGAATAAAAAACAATTTTATAAAATAGTTGGATATGTAATTAGGATATTCACTATTGGTTTATTTTGTCAAATAATAAAAGAAATGAGTAAATAATGAAGTTAAAGAGATATGTTGTAGGTTTTTTAATATTAGCAATATTAATGTTTGTTTATGTTGATAAACAGCCTGAGAAAATTATAAACGGTCGGGTAGTTAACAATTATGGTTTATTTAATGCAGATGAAGAAAAACAATCGGATGTGAAATATAAAATTTCAACACCTGGGCTTGTTTGTGCAATCGTTTTTTCTGAAACGATTATAGTTCCTGTTATTATTGGCGGTTATTATATTTACGAACCAGTTGGTCCTAAACCTGTTATTAATGATACATTAAAAGTAAGTAAAAGATAATGAATAGTACTAACCCAGTAGAGCTATTACCAAATTGTGATTTAAGAGAAACTAAATTTACAAAATTAATGACGGTTCTTAAAATAAATCACATCTTACAAACATCAGGTAATGAAAAAAGATCCGAATTATATTCAGCCGAAGATATTAAACTTTTTATAAGAGGTGATGGTAATTATGATATCTTTACCGTTGTTGGTTTGAATTTTAATACAATTGAATATTCCAAATTAACAAAGCTAGCTAACCTTTATGAAACACAAGAAGTATTTGTAAACAAATTATCATATAATGAATCATATGATACTTATAGGTTATGTTCAAAATACACCGCGGAAATAATTATAAAAAATGTATCATTATATAATTTGGTAAGATTATAATGTGTAACTTATTATGTTCAAATTGTGAATATGTATATGATACTGGATTTAAGGGACTTCCATTATTATGTACAAATTCAGTCGTAACGGAATTATTATTACAAAGTAATGAACATAGTTGTGTAACATCAACATCTTTTAAATTTTGTAATGGTAAGTATTTTGTAATGACAAAATTATCAATGTTAAAAATGTTAAGACATAGAATGTTACTTATTGATAAATCAGATAATAACCATAAATTTGCTATCTTAATTTTACATATTTTAAGACTACTTAAAATCACTTAAAATAAGCCATTTGAACTCTATTGACATTTAGCTAGATTATGGTTATATTTGTATATCAAAATTTTTAATGGATTGGATAATATGAAAATAAATAAACTGAATAAAATAGAGTCAATTGCAAATGAAGGAATTGTTGCATTAACTAGTGTTTTACCTGATAATCTGATTACCTATTTTACACCTGAACATGAAGGTGAAGTAACAAAATACAAATTAGTTTCTTTAACAAAAAATGACGGTTTAAGGTATGTGTTAAACCAACGTCAAAAAAATAAGATCTTAGATGCATTAGAAGTTGAAAATGCCGAGATTATACTCACCGAAAATAAAGAACATTTATGGATAATAAATGCCACTTTTACAGAACTTGAATTAAAGAAAATGGTCAAAAATCTAAAACCTATCATCGATTATTATAATAGACATTATTATGATGGTTATTGAGATTTAGTTTCAAACTCCATTGACAGTCTAAGAAATTATAGTTATATTTGTATATCAATTTTAATTAAGGAATCTAAAAAATGACAACTTTAAATGCACCTGTCCCAGCCGTAAGACCTAAACTTAAAATAGTAGGTACCGATGGAAATGCTTTTGCTATTCTTGGTGTAGCTCGAAAAGTTTTTATAAGCAATCGAAAACATTTTGACCCACTTAATATCACTTGGAAAGATATCCAAGAGGAAGCTATTAGTGGTGACTATGAGAACCTACTTCATACATTAAGTGTTTATTTTGATATAAGGTAATATGAAAAGAACAAACGATAAGTACATTGAGGTTTTAGCAGAAATGCAAAAAGTTAATGAAAATGCATTATCAGATGACCTCTTTATTTTGGATATGATAAGAATTAAAAATGATTATAATCTGGAAGATGCTGATGTATTTTTGTTAATGCGTGAAATGTTAGAAATTTCACGTAATGATGGTTACGAATCTGGATATGATTTTGGGAAGGATTATTAATAATGTTAATACCCAATTTTCGTAGAACAAAACTTAAAGCAATTGCTAATCACTTACATAATGCAAGTAAGTTCAGAATAAGTGATAAACTTTATAAAGAACATTATGATGAATGTATAAAGTTATATGATTTAACTGATATTGAAATAGAGTTTGTCAATTTAGAATTAATAGAATTAAATTTTTTAGACCCATTAACAGATAAAAATGATTGGATGAGAAATTGAAAATGGATAACACAAATCGTATCGCTGGTTCAAAGCATGAAATTGATGAGTATAATAAAAATGATTATCAGAGAGCGGTTGCTGATTTTAATCATAAGTTTCAGGCAAAGGATGCTAAGATTAAATATCAGGATTTTGTTATTTTTAAGGTAATGAAAAATTATCGTGAGCATGAGTTTATTGAATTTATGATGACTTATGCAGATGATGCCCTTGTAAGAGGACGATCCGAAGGGTTCCTCGACTGTCTCAATTCTGATACATCCATACAACCAGCAAGGGGTTAATATGAATATAGCAAATAAATTAAGAGACATGTTTTCTAGCGATAGAAAAATTCAATGCGTTATCTTTACAGATAAAGTTGAAGTCAAGGATAAAAAAATTATATATGGTGAAAGTTGTGTTGAGCAATATGAATTTTTTGTAAGTGTGACAATGTATTAGTAGTATCAACACAACATAATGTATTTTTACATTCATATTTTTATGAAGGTATACATTATGCATATCCTGTAAATCAAATTTTTGTTACATTTAAGGAATATAGAACGTGATAACATATATGTTATTAACTGAAAGTAACAGGAAACATCTTACTATAGTTAAATGTAAACGGTCACATGAAAACGATGATAATAAACCGGTAAAAGATTGGCCTGCATTGTATAGAAATCATGGAATTATTTATTCCGATTCATTATCTGATATTCAGGCATATGCAAAATCGGTATCCGATAAATGGATTGAAGCTTTAAGAATTAACAACACTCGACAAATTGACGATGTACATGATTGGACAAAACGATGAATAAAATATTAAGTAATATTAAAAACCTACCAACTAAAAAGTTTATTGATAAATTTGAAAAAATAATAAATAGCAAGTTAGTCAGTGTTGAAGTAAATCCAATGAGTGATCATTTATATAGATTATATTTTGTTTTTGATAAACCAAGCGGTATTGAAATCAAAAATCTAAATAAATTATTTAGGTTACTCAATAGCAAAGATCTTAAAATATTTCAAGCCGGTGGATATAATGAATATACAAAATTTGGAATAGAAACATTAAAAGTACCTATTGAATTATTTCGTAAAATATATAAAGTTAATGAACCTGATTATCATAACACATAATATTATATCTTTATATTTATTATAAAACAATAAAATATTTAAGGAATATCATGTCAAATCCAAGACCATATAACACTCAAGAGTTAATAGCTAAGTTTTCAAAAAAATATGTAAAATTAAAAAGTTATGATAATGGAAAAGTTATAGAAGTTGTTGGTGTATTATTAACAGCGAACACAGCTTTAGTTGCAATAAGTACTAATAATCCATTTACAGTTAAAACACTTACACCTGAAGAACTGTTAGAAAACTATATGTACAAAGATAGTTCAATAGCAGGTGTTAATTAAAGTTTGATTAAAATTTGATTAAAAAAAATTAATAATATTTTTTCTTTAGATTTTGTTTAAAAGCAAAAATACTTGTATAATTATTTATCTGGTTCTACTGAAGGAAATGGTTATTACTGACTTAAAATAGAATGTGTCGGGAGAACCTCCACATTCTATAGACTTCAGTTTTTTGAAGTTGCAGAACAACTTCAAAAGGCTTCGCCAAATTTCAAAATAAAGGTTATAAAAATGTCCACACAAAATACAGAATCTAACGAAACTATAGATCCTAAATATCTAAATTCAATTGTTAAATCAATTTCAAGAGCAGTATTAAGTTCATACAAACCAAACAATATATCAGCATCTCGATTGATAACCAGTTCTATGATATACTCAAGTCTTAAAACACTGGTTTTTGGTGGTTATTCAATTGGTATGTAGTACCATTTTTCCATATAATTTATGTTCCATTTTGGATTGTATTTATCATATTACAGTTAATATCATTGCTTTAAAATGTCCCAAAATTGATAGTAATATAAACTATCAGTCACTGTAAAATACACTTACTAGACCCTTTATATGGGTCATAAAAAAGCTTAAAATAAGACCATAAAAATCTTAATTATTTTACTAACTCTATTGACAGTCTATGAAATTATAGTTATATTTGTATATCAAAATTTTTAATAGAATAGATTAAATGACAGAAAAATTAGTTAAGTGCGAAGCAACTTGGAATAGCGGTAATTTTGAGACCGATAATCTTATAATAAAGTCTCCAACCGGAAAAATTCTAATTTTAAAGTATCATAAAAATGAAGTACGCAATTTACGCGGTGCATCTCAAGAATTATACAAAGGTATGTTAGAAAAAATCTGGGCAGCATCTAAACAACGATACATCTGGGAATATGAACATAAGCCAAAGTCAACAAGCGATCCTAAATGGCCACTGTTTGTAGAAGCTCTCCGTCTTGCATATCCATCCTTTGGTTTTGTTTGGGTTGATTTAACTATTAAAGAAATGAATTTATTCAAATATTTAGTTGAAGCCAAATAAACTCTATTGACATTTAAGGTTTAATTGGTTATATTTATATATGAAAAATAAAAAAGAAATTTTGTTAATTTTAACGGCTGATGAATTAAACAAACAGTTAGTTAAACATCGCTTTTTAAAGAGCGGTAAAGTTTATGTCGATAAAACAAAATATCGCAGACATTCAAAACATAAGAAATTAAAATAAGGTTACAATGAACGAACATTTAGGCACTCAGAAATTACGTGTTAATTCAGCATTGATTTTAGTTGGTGTAGCATTTGTTACTGTTGAAGGTAGTGTTGCTATTGCAGGAATTGCTGCTATCATTGCATTGTTTTTAGTATGGCCTGAAATAAAAGAAACATTTGGTGTATAAATGATTAATCCAATTTTAGATAAATTGCGTATAAGTGACGTCTTTTCAAATTATGATGAACCGTTATTGTGCACATATATCAAAGGTAAAAATTTATATATATGTTTTAATTCTGCATCTAAAAAGTCAATTATTATTTCAGAAGAAATAAGTATGATTTTTCCTAATAATACATGTGAAATTAAAATGGGAAGAACATTGGACAGATTAAATTGCCGCGTAATTATTATTAAACATTATTTGGATTAGGATGAATAAACAGTTCGAACTTAAAACCGATTTAGAACGTGCTAATGAATATGTGACATCAAAAGTATGTCAGATATCTTTGGATTATAACCAAAAGGATGTTGGTGTACGATTACGCAATGATCCAAATGCACCAGACTTTTATATACTGTATGTTAATCTTACTTCAGAATTAGGTAGGTTACATATTAGATTTTTCAAAGATCTTTATGAGTTATGTGAAACTGATGATATGACAATTATCGAAGTTCATGATCATCTTGAAAATGATGATTCTTCAATTGAGATTTATGTTAATAAAATTAACAAAACAAAAGTTGATGAATGGTCATTACATTCAATTGATGGTGCATCTATAGATGGTCATCAGATTGGCATATATGCCGATGAATTAAATGACTACTATAATTTATATAGTGGTATGAAACTTTTATCGCTTATTAAAGATTTGAAATCTAAAATGAATGATATTGATTTTATTAAAGTTTCATGGGCTGCATCAAATCGTCAAGTTGAACAAGTGCATCAATATTATGCAGATCATTATAAAATGATACTTAGAAAGAAAAAATGATTCATCTTAAATATCATTTATACACTGATTTTGAAGATTTAATATTATTGTTAAGTTTAACCGATAGTGATAAATTATTAGAGTCTAATTTATTAGAAGAAGTTAACCCTGAAGTATATCAATATAATAAATCAAACCACCATTTTTATTCTAACAATAAAAACGCATTAATTAATAAAGCGGATGAAATTAGACAAAAATATGTTATTAGTTTTAATGATGATATCACGACATTAAAATCAATTAATTTTAAGAAAGATTAATATGAAGAACTTTAGACCGTTATCATTTTTTAATATTGATTCATTTGGTAGGCGTAAAGTTGTAAGACAAAATATTACAGAAACCGTAACTTTTTTATGTAAAGCGTATCAATTACCTGTACCTAAAATTATATTAAATTATGATGGACTAACTAATACATATCGTGTAAGATTTAGGATGGTTAAAGATACTGGTTATAATTTAAGTATGTTAGAAAAAGAAATGGTTCATAAATTTTTAGATTTATATGAACATACTTTCGCAGAATTTAGATGTCATACATATGATATGTTAAATGTAGAGTTTATTTTAGAAGTTGATATGAGGTACATATCACAAAAAGCAATTGATAATGTAAAGGTATTAAAATGAGACAATTAGCAAGTATTAAAAAAATTACAGAGATTCTACCAATAGAGAACGCAGATGCAATTGAAGTTGCTATGGTAGGAGGATGGGCCGTTGTTGTTAAAAAGGGATTACATTCAGTAGGGGAGCTGATTGTATATTTTGAAATTGATAGTCTATTACCAAGGCGTCCTGAATTTGAGTTTCTATTCAAAGATGAAACTAGTGAAAGGTATCGTCTTAAGACCATTAAACTTAGGGGACAAATTAGTCAAGGTTTGATTATACCTGCACCTAAGAATGATGCATGTGAATTTGTTGAAGGTTCAGATATGACAGAATGGTATGACATTCTTAAATATGAACCGAAAATTCCAGCATGTCTTCAAGGAATGGCTAAAGGTAATTTTCCTTCATGGATTCCAAAGACCGATGAAGAGAGAGTTCAAAATATTCCAGCAATTGCTATAAAGATTGATAGAGCATGCTCAGGTTTAAGTGAAGCATTAATTCTTATTACTGAAAAGCTTGATGGTACATCTGCAACTTTCTTTTATCATAAAGATGAAGGATTTGGTGTTTGTTCAAGGAATCTTCAATTGAAAGATACTGAAGGTAATAAGCATTGGGAAATTGCTAGAAAATATGACATAGAAAATGTTTTCAAATGTTTTATGGAATCAGAACAAGCAAAAAGTTTAGGTACAATTGCGGTTGTGTTTCAAGGTGAAATCGTAGGTCCAAACATTCAAGATAATCATTATAAATTAACAGAGCATCAGTTTTTTGTTTTTAGAATAATGTTAATTACTGATGGGACCGTTTACGATAAACAACCTTATGATATGGATTTATCTTTCATAAGTAATATTACAGGTTACTATAAACAAACCGACGAATCTAAAAAATTCGATTCAATACATACCGTTCCTTTTGTTAGGATTGTGGCAAATGGGCTTATTTATTTTTCACCTACTAGTCGTGATAATGCAGTTCAATATTTCATTGCAATGGCTGATGGTAAAAGTATGTTAAACAGTCAAGTTGACCGAGAAGGTTTAGTATTTAATGTTTATAATAAAGGTACTAGGTTTTCATTTAAAGCAGTATCAAATAAATTTCTATTAAAAAATTCGAGTAAATAATGTTAGATGCTAAAAAATTAAGAAAAGCCGATAGGATGTTACAAAGATCATTTGCATTATCATATGTAGCTATAAAGGTTGATGAAATTGAAGAAAATGTAACTGAAATTTTATTTCAAGGTAACACGGTATTAACCGTTAGCCAACTTTATGAATTATCATTTATGTTTGAGTTGATTCAACCATCACAAATATCGGTCTCAATATTAACCGATATGGATGTTAATTTTTTACTTGTAACAATAAAGACCGATGTTTTCCAAAAGAAAGGATCTATTTTAGATGGTTATTGATAATCCTATTTTTATTGAAATGGAAAAATATGTTAAGGACTTGTGGTATGATAAACAAGTCCTTGATATTGATATTCATCCATTTGCAGTTACTGTAAAAATTTCACCTGATAGTGGAATATATTTAGAACAATTAAAAAACATCGAAAAGTATTTTGATGCAAAGAGTATTAGAATAATAGTATTCAATGATGGTCAAGATGAATATTTTGAGATGCAAATTGATTGTGATTTTTTTGATAAATTATTGGACTCAAAATAATGAATGAGATTTATGGTAATAAAACAACAACATTAGTTGGAAAAATATTTGATATTTTTGGTAAAGATATTATTCATAATGTTAGTTTTATAGAAACACAAGCATCTGGTATTTTTTGTATAATTGATTTAGATCCTGTTCATGATATTGAGTTAATTGATTTAACATTACTATCTGCATTATTGAAAAGTACAAATATTACTGTAGGTGATTATAGTGATAGTACTATTTATGGAACCAATGTCATAGTCACAGTACTTGATATTGATAGAAATGTTGTATATGACATCAACTAAATTTGTTGAGATTTATACCGAAAAACTTAAAGAACTTTTCGGTACCGCATTTTTACATATCTATAGAGATCACACTGTAATTTACGTTATAGTATCTGAAGATATTACAATTCAGTTATATCATATGATAAAAATATCTGAAATGTTTAATACTCCAAAAGTTTCATATGAAAATTCAAAAATAAATTTTACACATGAAGCTACTATAAATGTAATTGATTATGATTGGAATATATGTGGAGATAATGATGAAGAATAATACTTTTGTTGTGTTTCGTATGGGACAACATTTTAAGCATAGGAAAAATATAATTACCGTATTATCTGTTAACTATGATAAAAAAGGTAATCAAAAATCAATTGATGTTTATGTACAAAAAGGACATAAACGAAAGTTAGATAAAACAATGTTTAATATACCAATTAAAAATATACGTAGACGAATTAAAAGCGGAAAAACGATATTTGTTGAATATGACGGATTGTAAATTTTGTCATAAAATAAGATGAAAATTAACTTGCTAGAAGAGTCTAGTCAGTGTTGAATAGCCTAATCCATATATAACCATAGACTGATTATTTGTGTATTAGGCTGTTTCGTTTTGATACAGTTTTGAATGGCTTAATTTTCATTAAAAATGATTATAAAACTCTATTGACAGCCTATGAAAATATAGTTATATTTATATATCAAAATTTTTAATGGATTAGATGGAAAATACAGAAAAGAAAACCGAAGATCTAAAAGTTACATCCTGTTGGGATTGTCCTTTTACTGGGGAATATGATTCCGCCGAAAGAGGATATTATGTTGAAAGATGTAATTTAGGTGCAGGTGATGTTGATGAATATATGTCAAATCATACTACACATCCTGATTGTAAATTGAGAAGTTTAAGACTATTGGTTAATTTGGAACTTTTATGACAAAGTCAGAAAAGAAAAAGGAATTAAAGTCAAAAGTTAAAGATATCTTAAATTGTAAGATTCTTAATTTTGATACTACTGATAATGGTTGTTGGATTATAGTTCCAAGAAATACTAATATCATAGATTATATGAAAATTGATTTGAAACTTTTATTTCTTGGAACTGACTGCTTTATCTCATACCCACACGATTGTATAATAATTCATATGTATAAGTCATGAAAAAATTAGAAGAAACATCTGAAGTTGAATGTCATTTTTATTTATGTATCAACTTTAAAAACAAAACATTTTATTTAGGTAACTTAGATAACTTTAAAATAAAACCTGATGACTATGGTATAGCACCTGCATCAGATGTATACATATATAAAGTTAATGATAAAGTATCTGAAAAAATGTATGTGTCATCGTCATTAGTGGCATTAAGAATGTTTGCCGAAAATATGAGATTGGGTTGGTTAGAACGTGCACGTTGGGAAGTTGAAAGATTAACCGCGATGAATTTAACACCTATGTTTGAAAGGATATCCAATGCACACTCCTAGATGGGAAATGGAACCTTGGATGAAGAAGTGTTTCGATAAACCTGAGGACATTAGTACAATTGAAACAATTATGAATCATAAAATAGATTATGGTTATATTAATACGGATGTACTTAATGTTGAAGGTGAAAGATTAGCACAATTTATTACAACTATAAATGTCTTAAATGATTTGCATAAAAAAGGTTTAATATAAAATGGCTAAAACTAAAAACAAAACAGAAGTATTACATTTCTACACTACAGGTGAAGGAATGAATAATATCGGTCGAGATCTTTGGGAATCTTATGATATTAAAAAGGCAATAGATATTTATACACTTGGCTTGGGCGCAACCGTTGCTCAGGCTATTGGTATATGTACAGGTGGTATGGAATTAAGAGGTAGTACACAAGAACCTCCTCATGAATTGCAACTGTTTACTATTAATTTAGATATCTGTAAACCTGTTGTTGAGCGAATGATTAGTAAGATTGAAGATCTTGCTCTTAGAGATATCTCAAATTGTACAGCTCTTAAAAGAGATATTCTTCTTATGTGTGGTGAACCTGATGATGATACTGATGAACCTTGGTTTTCAGATAAGGCTCGTAAAGTGCCTGGGTTAGCCAATGCAACTGGCGGAACATATAGAAGAGGTCCTAATGATTATTTTTCAGACAGAGAGGTCGATGTTGAAAAAATAAAAAATGGAAATAAAAAAATTAAAAAACATTTTGAAGGTCTTGAGATTCTTTATGAATTTCTTGGAATGAAAATGTCTGACTTTCCTTGGCATAAAATATTTTCAGATAATTCAATTATTGAACTGGCAGAAATGGGTTATGCATCTGATGCACGTACACCTAAATCACCAAGACAAGTATTAAGTATACTTAAAGGTGATGGACTTTCAAATGTTAGTAAAGAAGCACTTGATAACTTAGATAAATTTTTAGCCCCTCCTCGTGCAAATTTCTATGAACCTGATATATTGAATAAAAATCATATGCACGGTTGGGTATCACCTGATGGTAAATTTTATGAAGTAGGACAAATAGGACATTTGGATTGGGCTCATAGAATGATTGATGGTGGTTATATAAAATCAAAATTTCCAAATGATTATCATATCAGAATTACCAATGATTGAAAAATTCAAAGTTAATGAAGATATACCAGTTAGTAAAAAATCATGTTGGAAATTATGGAAAGAGGCTCCAGAAGATTCATATCTAATTACAGATCCAAAGGCATTTATTGGTAGGCCTGTTATGTTTATTGGTTGTAAACATAAATTAAAACATAAAATTACAAAATGTTTTAGCTCAAGTAAAACAAATACATATGTATGTTATGTTGATGATAGAAATGAATATTCATTATATGAATTAGAATCAAAATTTTTAATCTTTTATAATGGTAACTTTGTTAAAATAAAAACGAAAGAAACATATTGAAACTTATTAAATATAAACGTACATATTATGTAGCACAAGCAGGTTGTTTTGGATTAATGATATGTCATAGTATATGGTTTTATTTTACATATTGGTTAGTGTCATGTTCCAATAATGTAATTAATTATTTAACTACAAATAAAGTTTTAGCAGGTTCGGCCGTTGCTGATTTATCAATGATAACATGGTTCTTTATATCATTATATTTAGTAATGACATTATTATTTAGACTTGAAATAATATTAAAATGTATTTATGGATTTTATGATATACATAAACAACTTTATAAATATGAATTTTTACCTTATGACAAAAATGATAGCATGTCGGTTGAATTAGAAAAATTAAGAAAGACTTTAGACAAATGAGAATATTAACTATTGGAGATGTTCATGGTCGTGATTCATGGAAAGATGTAATTGGGCATGAACATGAATATGATACTATTATATTTATTGGTGATTATTTAGATTCATTTACACATACACCAAGTGAATGTTATTTGAATTTAGTAGAAATTGTTAGATGGAAAGATAAATTTCCAGATAAGATAAAACTATTAGTTGGTAATCATGATTATCAATATTTTATGTTAGGTAGAGTCCAAAATCAAAATGCACTTTGGTGTAGTGGATTCAAAACGGAATGTCAATGGCAAATAAAACAATTATATGATGAGAATGAATATAAATTTACATTAGCATATCAACATGGAAATATCTTATGGACTCATGCAGGTATCACCCAAGGTTTTTGGGATTCACAATTAGCTAGATTATATAATGATGATTGGGGTATTGATGAATTTCTAAATACATTATATCGTCAAATAAATGGATCATTAACACATTGTAGTAAATATCGTGGCGGTTGGCATGCTCATGGAGGCCCATTGTGGGCTGATTGGAGAGAGCTTGTTAATAATCCATTTGGAAAATTACATCAAATTGTAGGACATTCTCACCGCCCTCAAATAACAACTGCACTTGTTGGTGATTCAATATTAATTAATACCGATTGTATGATGAAAGATGGTGATGTTCGTTTTCATATTTTGGAATTATAGAAATGAACAATAAAAATTATTGTAATCACCCAGGATGTAGAAATCATATAACGCATCCATGTGAAAAATGTGGAAGAATTGCTGGTCAAAGATTAGCATCTAATTTAGATAGAATTATTAATATTCCATCCGAATTAGAATTATTCAAAAAATATGGTCATATTCAGACTGATGAAAATGGTAATCCTATAATTTATTTTTATTTTAATCCATTAAGAGAATTAATAAGAGCCCATCATAAAATAGAAATTTGTAATACATGTAGAAATATGGTTAAAGATAAATACACACATTTAACTAAAGTTTACAAATGTAGAATATTAAATATTGATATTAAAGAACCTTATGAACAATCATGTTATGGAAATTGGCAGGAAATAGAATGAATAAAGAATGCTTAAACTGTGTACATGCTTATCTTAATAGAAGTAGTGGAAACTATTTATGTAAGTTAACCGTTGAACATAGAAATCCTTGGAGCAAACAAAAAATAATGAAGTTATGTATGTATGCTTGGGAAGACTGTAAAGGTTTACATTGGGAACCAAATATGTTTGCTAATGTAAGTATGATTTTTGAAGAACTTAATAAAAGTTTTAATGAATTAAGAAAGATTAAATTCTAATGAATGATTTAGAGAAAATAAAATTAGAAACCGCTATATATTGGGTAATGGATAAAGATAATGATATTACCTTTTCACGAGGTTATGTTATTGATAATAAAATAAAAATAAATGTTGCTCATGTTTATGATTGTCAAGGAAAGTTTCTTTGTGTAGAGTTATTTTGTTTTGAAGGTTGTGAACCATATTGTAAAATATATAATAGTACTGTTGATATTCAGTATGATGTTTTCAAACATTATTGTGAATATGTTTATGAACAATTATTAGAGGCTAGACATTAATGAAAAGTCCATGCAATAAGATATGTAAAATATCATCGGATGGTTTATGTCTAGGTTGTTTACGTACATCCGAAGAAATTCGTAAATGGCCGTCAATGACTGAAGGTGAACAAGAAGAATTAATTAATCAATTAAATGTTCGTAAACATGATGAAATTCAAAAACGATTTAATAAAAAGAAAAATATGAGAGTACATAAATTAGAAACTCATTTTGGTACACGGTGTGTAGGTGGTAAAATTAATGAGATGTATATACATAAAATAGAACCTATGGATGATTCCAATAGTTCATGGAAAATAACCGGTTTGAACGGTGAGTTACTAACATATATTAATACTCCAAATTATGGAATATCCGTTGATTATATTAGAGATTGGCGACCATTATATTCACATGAAATTTTAGATATGTTAAATGTTCCAGATTCTAAAGTAATGATTTATGTAGATAATAGTGATCATTGTGTAGTTGGTTTAGATGGTGATTATGTAAAATGTAGATGCTATGCATATATAAACAAAAAAGAAGTTACTCAATATGAATACACTGTACATATTTCAGAATTGCAATTTCTTGGAAAAAATGAAGTTAATTTTAATACTAAATTAATTGAATATCTTAATTGACATTTAGTAAATAAATAGTTATATTTATATAAATTAAAATAGGTTATTAATGTTTGACTATAAAGATATTGAGAATTTTATAATTTCTAAGGTTAATAAGTTACCTGATATTATTTCGGATGATGTTAAAATAGATTCATTTTCTATAGATGAAAAAGAATACCAACGTTTGCAAATGATGTGTCAAATAGGTAATAGCTACCAAGGACATGGTTCTATTGAAATAGGTTCATATAAAAGATTATTTATAAATGGTAAATTATTTATGAGTAATACACCTATGGAAGTTATAACTAATATTAATTTTATTAGAAATGCACACGGTAATGTTTTAATAGCTGGTTTAGGTTTAGGTTTAATAATTTATGCAATACAAGATTTAGAACATGTTACATCTATTACTATTATTGAAAAAAATAAAACATTAATAGATATAATGAATGAAGTATCAGGTTTTAATAAAAAGGTTAACATAATTCATGAAGATGTCTTCACATGCAACTTTCCTAAACATATAATTTTTGATACTATTTATTTTGACATTTGGGAAAATAAATGTGGAGATAATTGGACAGAAATTAAAAAATTAAAAAGAAAATATAAAAAACATTTAGCCGATGATATTAAATACATGACAGCATGGGAAGAAAAATATTGTAGGCTTCAATTAAAAGCAGATAATGAATTTGTTAGAAGGTGTACACGTAGATGATTGATATTGCCCAACGTAAATTAGAAATAAAAAACCAAGCAGACCGCGTTAAAGTATTAGGTGAACAAATTGGTTATGGTCATTTAATGGAATTAGCATCTGCACTTTGGAGACAAAGCTTGCGTGATATGGATGTTCCTGAAGAAGGCGCATTTGTTCCAGTATGCACATACCAAGTAAAGAAAAAAGAACAACCAATGTTGTTAAGAACAATTAATAATTATGATAATTGGATAAAGTAATGAAAGAAACAATTATAATTTCAGCCTTCCCTGGGATTGGTAAAACAAAAGTTTTTGAAAACAATAAAGATCTAATTATATTAGATTCCGATTCAAGCAAGTTTTCATGGATATATCCAGCCATACCTCATAAAGATTCCGCACCTATTAGAGATCCATCATTTCCACAAAACTATATGAACCATATTAAAAATAATATTGGTAAAGCCGATATTATAATGATATCATGTCATAGTGTAGTTCGGGATGCATTAAAGAAAAATGGAATAAAGTATTTTTTAATTTATCCAACTTATCAACTGAGAGATCATTTTATACAACGATATAAAGATCGTGGAAATACTGAAGCATTTGTTAAATTTATGGAAGAAAATTATAATAAATTTATTTTTGAATGTGATAATGAAAGTGCAACTGATTGTACACAATGGCAAATAACAAAACCTGAAGAATATCTTTCTGATATATTACATAGGTTGCAAATCAAAAATGGTAAATTAATAATAGGATCTGATTTTTAATGGAAACTTTATACTTACATGGTACACAAATAACAGTAACCGATAATGGTAATGCAAGAGTTGATTTGTTTAGACATAGAACATTTGTAAATTATAATGCAGCTGTTGGATTTATGACTAGAATGATAGAATGTACTAATAAAAAATTACCATTAGTGTATGCATATAATGATAGCTATAATGATAATGGTAGTTATTTATATGAGTCATTTATAAGACGCCATGATGAATATGATGCATTATCATTGGACAATACATTTGTATGTCGTGATAAATCAGGTCCAATATTTTTAACTAAAAATGGTGTACTTACTAGATTTAATACATACACAACAATTGGTGTACAAATTGCAGATTCTAAACTTTACAAAATTATACATGCAAATCTTTCAGATATTAAATTTGCATTAACTGTATTATCAAAACATAAAACAGAATGTAATAATCTTATAGAAGCAGGTAAGGATATAAGACATTGGTTCAGAACAAATACAGTTCCGATTCGTTTATGTAATGGGTCCATAATAAAACAATTAGCAAATGAAAGCAAATTAAAATGAAAATTAAATCAATTGGATATGGCAATGCATTCTCAATATTAAATGGTAATAATAGTTTTTTATTAACCGAAGAGCATGAAGGTGAAACACGAAACCTATTAATAGATACTGGCTGGGCACTACCTCTAATGCTTCATAAATATAATATTCCTATCAAGTCAATTGATGATATTTATATTAGTCACGCACATGCGGATCATGCATCAATTGAGTTTGTTGCATTTAAGAGATATGATTGGTATAATAAACCTGAAGTTGCAATGAGAAGTGAAATGCCAATTGAAGAAACACCTATCATAAGAACAAACTCCGATTATGTACCTAATCTTATTTGTAACAGAAAGTTACTTAAAGATTTATGGAAGAAGAGTTGGAGAGGTGGATTAGAATCAATTGAAGGACAACCTGCAACATTAAAATCATTTTTTACATTATATCCAATTAAAGAAAATCAAAACTTTATTTGGCAAGGTTGGACCGTATCTTTGATTCAACAAATTCATATTATGACAGGTAGTATAACAAGTCCTACATTTGGTTTACTCTTTAAAAAAGAAGGTCATAAGACAGTATATTTTGTTACAGATAGTCAACATTGTTCACCTCGCCAATCTGAAATTTTTTATAAGGAATCAGATATCATCTTCCAAGATTGTGAATGTGATGGTGTTGATACCGTTAAAAAAATAATGAATTTTTCATCTAAAGTTCATGCAAATTATGGTGAACTTAAAGGTTATGAAAATGTAAATGCAATAAGATTGAGTGATGATATTAAAGAAAAAATGTTTTTAGATCACTATCAAGATTATGTTACCGAAGGATTTGATTTTTATGGACAACCTTGTGATTGGTTCAAAATGGTAAAAGATGATGGGTTCGCAGGTATGGTTAAACAAGGTCAAGAGTGGATAGTATAATGAAGATAATGACTGCTGATGAATTTTATGCAGATATGATTCCGCGTAATGACCCAGGTGTTGCATATCAATTTTGTAAATATAATTTTACAGCATTTGCGGAATTGTATTATAAATATAGAAAAGATTTAGAAGTTTGTGAAAATTGTATTTTTGCAAATAAGTGTAATAAAGATTTGTATATATGTACAAATGAAAATCATACATTAGCTTCTAAAGATGTTGAAGCTAAAATGAATTGTAATTTTTTTAAAGTAACTAATGAAGAATAATATGAGTTTCACTGATACTATTATAATTGAAACACGAGACTTTCCTGTACAAAAGGTACATAAAATAGATGTTAGTAATGCATCTTGGGGTAGTGTTGATAAAGGAATTAAAGATCTTAAAGAATTTGCGGATGGCATTAAACAAACTATGGAAAATCTAAAATATCTAGCAATAGAAGATGTACTAAAATGGGCACCAAATACAGATAGTATAATGCATAGTTTTCTTGAAGGTGAAAATGCAAAAATGGATTCATCCGGTAAAAATTTTTATATAAGTTGGTCTGAAAATCCAAAATGTGGTTTGGTCATAAAAGATTTATTTTTAGGAATTAATATTAATGCAGAATTTGGTGATTTAATTGTTAAGTTTTCCGATGGAACATATACTGTTGTTAAACCTAAAAATGCTAATTATTTAGAAATTTCAAAATTATCATGGAAGATATCATAATGGATATTAGATATATCGTAGATAGAATTACATACGATGGTAAAAATGACAGGGCTATTTTTGATTTTGTTGAACAAAGACCTTGGGCACCGATGGAATCTGAAGGTGCAAATTGCTTTATAGGTTTTGATTTTGATTCTGATGATAATGACGGTGCTAGGAATCCTATTTGGTTTATTCGTGTAAAAGATGAATGGGTTAAGTTGCACAAAAATGAGGCCGTTATTAAATATAGCGATAATACATTTGTTGTTAAACCTACACTAAAAACTGAAGATTATGAGAGAATAATATTTAATCAGGATAATTGGTGTAATGATGTATGTGATGATTAATCTCAATTGACATTTAGTAAATAAATGGTTATATTTATATTATAAAAAATTAAAATAAATAGGTTACAATGGCAAAATTATTAGAAAATAAAGACAAAAAGATTTTTTCAAGTACAGATTATAACTATGTATTTGATAAAAAAACTGGTTATTTTGCTAGATGGGGAAAAACAAAAGAAGAAGATCCACAATGGTCTAAATATGGACCTGAGATTGCTGATATAGAAATTTCAACTACATGTAAAGGTGTAGATGGTATAGGACCATGTAAATTTTGTTATAAAGCAAACACACCTAATGGTACCTACATGACATTAGAAACATTCAAAAAAGTATTTTATAAATTCAATAGAACATTAACACAAATAGCTTTTGGTATTGGTGATATTGATTCTAATCCTGATATGTGGGATATTTTTGATTTTTGTATCTTAAATGGAATTACACCCAATCTTACAATAAATGGTGAAGGAATTACTGATGAAATTGCTAATAAGTTAGTTCAAAGATGCGGAGCAATTGCAGTATCTTTTTATGATGAAAATAAAACATTGGATACTATTAAAAAATTAACGGATCTTGGTTTAACACAATGTAATATTCATTTTATGTTATCTAAAGAAACATATGATATTGCTATGAGTTTATTAGATAAAGTAAAAACCGATTCTAGATTAGAAAAGTTAAATGCCATTGTATTTTTATCTTTGAAATCAAAAGGTAGAGCCGTTAAAAGATATAATAGTATTAGTGAAGAATCATTTGGTATATTATTTCAAACTGCATTACAAAAAAATGTTAACATTGGTTTTGATTCATGTTCAGCACAAAAGGCATTTAAAGCAGATATAAATAAACAATTTTCAACATTTATTGAACCTTGTGAAAGTACACTATTTTCAAGTTATGTAAATGTTGAAGGTGAATTTTTTCCATGTTCTTTTATTGAAGGAACTGAAGGTTGGAAAAATGGTATTAGTTTATTAGATGCAAAATCTATGGATGAAGTATGGCATAGTTCTAGAACATATGCATTTAGAAAAGATGTTTTAGGATGTAGGGATTGTTCTAAAGCATGTCCAGTTTATACAATTTAATAAGGTAAATAATGAAAGAATATCATCACATAGAATATTGGAAGCACGGAACTATTGGTGCACCAATAGTTGCATTTGATAAAATGGACGGTTCAAATATTAGATGCGAATGGTCATACAAATTAGGATTTTATAAATTTGGAACTCGTAATCAAATTATAAATGAAAAGGCCGATGTATTTGGTGAAGCTATAATTTTGTTCATGAAAAAATATGCAGAACCATTAACTGAAATATTTAAGACTGATAAAGATTATAGAAATATTAAAAACTTTATAGTATTTTCAGAATTTTATGGACCGAACTCTGCATTTGGTTTACATGATCCTAATGATGTTAAAGATATAACAATGTTTGATATTTGGCAGCATCAAAGAGGATGGGTAGAGCCTCGTAAGTTTATTAAAAAGTTTTCTAATATAGGTATACCAAGAGTTGTATATGAAGGAAATCTAAATAAGTCCTTTGTAAAGGATGTTCATGATAATAAATTTGGATTGGTTGAGGGTGTAATCTGTAAAGGACTACATGAAACAAAACGAGTTGATAAACGAGTTTGGATGGTTAAAGCAAAAACGGCAGATTGGTTTGAAAGATTAAAAAATAAATATGGTCAAGATGCCGTATTAAAAGAAGTAAACAATGAAATGGATGTAATATGAAAGTACGTCAAGGTTTTGTAAGCAATAGTTCAACATCAAGTTTTATTATAGCATTTAAAAGAAAACCAAAATCACCACAAGAAATTAAATCAATATTATTTGATAGTAATACCATAAAGAAATATTCATGGCCAGATACTGGTGAAGAATATCAAACAATAGGCTTTGCCGAAACAATATTTATGGATATTGAAAAACAGAAATCGGCATCTATTGATGAAATTTCAAAAGAGCTTACTAACGGTTGGTTAACAGGAGCTCCTGATTATCATCAATATGAAATAAAAGGTACTGATAAAATTGATTGGGATGCATACGAAAAGGCATCTAATATTTATGCAACACAAGTTGCAACTGAATTTGTTAATGAAAATAAAGATTGTGAGTTTTTTATTGTAGAATATGGTGATGATAATTCCTACACAGGAACTATGGAGCACGGTGGAATATTCAATAAAATTCCTCACATTAGATTAAGTAAACATTAAGGAGTACTGATATGAAAATCAGACAAGGGTTCGTTAGTAACAGTTCTACAAGTTCATTTTGTTTATTCGGAATTATACTTCGTGAAGATGTATCAAAATATCTTCCTACTGATTTTGAAGATAAACATGATGAAGATTATGAAGAGTATTTTGATAATTTAGGTTTATCATATAGATCTGAGACAGAGTATGGTGCAATATTAGGTGTCGACCCAGACTCAATGAAAGATGATGAAACAGGTGCACAATATAAAGCACGTATATTAAGTATGATTAAAACGGCATTACCATTCTATGATGAAAGTAAAGCTCGCTTTGAACATTATTGTGGAGAAGAATACAATTGAAAATAAGACAAGGGTTCGTTAGTAATAGCTCTACAAGTTCATTTTTAATTTTTGGAATAACTGTTGAGAGTTCGGATATACCTGAAGGTATGGATCTTTTTGAATATGGTGAACAGGCTGTAAAATTAGAAACACATTCACCCGAATATTGTGATGAGTTATATATTGGTTTATCATGGGATAATGTTAAAGATGATGAAACAGGTGCACAGTTTAAAGAACGTGTAGCTACATTAATAAAAACAGAATTTCCTGAGTTAACAAATTATAAATTAGGTACTCATGAATATGCATGGCGAGATGGATGATAATTTACATACTATTAGTATTTTTATTACCACTTATTGTTTTTAATAAATATATCAATACAGCCTCAGATAGGCTGCAAGATTATTATTCAAATAAATCAGAAAAGAAAATAATAACCGAATATGTAGAATATTTTTATAATATAAATAGGTTATTTTTTAAGATAGAATATTTAGATGATAACCATAAATATTTATTTATAAATGAAGATATCTCAGATAATGAAGGTGATGATATCTCAACCGATTTATTGTTACAATTACATAATATTAAAGTCTGTATAATTGGTGAATATGGTTGTTTTAATATAATTTAATTCTTAATTGACATTTAGTAAATTTATAGTTATATTTAATTATTAAAATTATTGGATTATATGAAATACAAAATAACTAAGTTTAATGATAGATATTGGGTACATACTATAAGAAATGGCCAATGGAAACCATTCAAAAATTTGGATTTTTCTACAGAGGAAAATGCAGACAATTGGGTTAAATCATTAGGTTCTAATATAATGAAATTAGATGTTGATTTTAGTATAATACGATATATGGACACCGATACTCATAAATATAGAGTTTTTAGATATGATGGTTTATATCATATTGAAACTAAATATATGAAAAAATTATGTTTTAGAAAAAAATATAAATTAATTTGGAATGAAATTGATTATAAGTATTTTCCTAAAGATAGAAAATTTTATCAAGGTTATAGTGCAGAGGCATGTTATAACACCGATTGTGGTTTTCATGATATTAATGATGCAAATAAAATTATAACTAATTTTGAAAAAATTCGTTTAGAAGAAAAAAAATTAAATAAAATAAGAGAAATAAAATGATAACTATTTATAAAAGAACATCAACGGGTACTATTCAAACATGGGAAGTTGAAGTCGTTGATAATAAATATAGAACCATAAGTGGAAAACTTAATGGTAAGATGGTTACCTCAAAATGGACAATTTGTAAACCAAAAAATGTTGGTAAAGCGAATGAAACAACTGGAGCTTCACAAGCCCGAGCCGAAGCCGAAGCCATGCACATAAAAAAATTAAGTAGAGGTTATTCAACAACTATTGAGCATGTTGATTCAAAAGAAAAAATGGATCCTATGACTGCTAAAGGTTATGCTGATAATAAAAAGAAGCTTACTTTTCCAGTTTTTGTCCAACCTAAACTTGATGGCATGCGTTGTGCTCATCGTCCAGATGAATTACGTTCGCGTGGTGATAAACATATTTATGAATGGCCTAATATCTTTTCAAATAAAGTAAAAAATTATCCAAATGTTAAGTTTGTTGACGGTGAACTTTATAATCATGAATTAAAAGCAGACTTTGATGCAATCATGAGCCTTGCTAAAAAACAAACTCCTACCGCAGCTGAACTTGCCGAAACTAATAAATCATTATTCTTTTATGTATATGATATATACATTCCTAATATGATTTTTTCCGAAAGATATAAATACTTAACCAATTTAGTAAAGGAAATAAATTATGCAAACTGGATACTTGTACCTACATATGTTGCAAACTCATTTGAAGAACTTGATGTATTGCATGAGCAATTTATCGCTGATGGATATGAAGGATCTATTATTAGATTGGATGGGTTTTATGAAAACAAAAAATCCAAATATCTCTTAAAAAGAAAAGATTTTATGGATGATGAATTCATTCTTCTTGATATTCTTGAAGGTGAAGGTAATAAATCAGGTATGGCAGGTTACATTCGAGTACAATTGAAAAATGGTCAGACATGTAAATCAAATATTGTTGGTCCTTGGCCTTTTCTTAAGAAATTGCTTGAAAATAAAAATGATTATATTGGACATTCGGTGACAATTAAATTTCAAAATTATACACCTGATGGAAGTCTTAGGATTCCATATGCAACAAAATTTAATAGAGAAGAATATGAAAAAGTATAAAGTATTATTTTTAGCATTTTTATTTAGTATATTATTAACATCATGTGATCATACACCTAAACCACATTATAAGTATTATGAAACATATGTTGTCGTTGGAAAATGGACACTTACTAAAATTGGATTTTTAGAAAATACAACACAATTTAGATGGCTAGGAAAAGATTCAACTGGTAAATTTCAACCTATGATTGAGACTTATGAAAAATGGTCTAAACTTAAAGTAAATGATACTATATTAGTATGGAGTGAATATGAATAATATTTTACAAATAATTCCTATGCCTGTTTTCGTACCAACAAATAGTGGACCTGTAGGACCTTAGTTACCAATTGATACTATCATTACAATTTGTGTAATTTTGGCAGTATACTATATGACCATATTAGTAAAGCTATTTGTAGGTGAAGAAGAATATAAATCCAAAAAAGAACTTTTAATTGATTTGGTGATTCCATTTTGGATGTGGATTCGTACCATTTTTAGAAAAATTAAAGAAATAGGTAAATAATGAAAAATGTTAAAAATCCAAACATGGGTTTAAAGTTAAAATATTATGTAATGAAACAAAGAGGTACTCCAATAAAATTAGAATATCGCGATAAGACATTAAGAGCAAGATTTTCCGTATGGTATCCTGTTGCTGGTGAACCTATTTGGGATTTTTCTAAATTTGAATTTAGGGAAGTTTTTTGTGAAAGGCAATTACTTATTGAAAAATATAATAAATCAAAACATTATGAAAAACCAATCACAATCCAATATAAGAAACCTGGGATGAAGGTTTGGCATACGTGCAATTTAGATCCTTCATGGGAAGATGGTACCGAGTATCGTGAATTACCAAGTGAATTAGAATTGTTAAAAGAAAGATATTATCATCAAATTGCTATTGGTAAACCTATGGTGTTACAATATAAACATAAAGATGATAAAGATTGGTTAGATGTTAAAGAAACAAAAAACAGTGGACCTATAGTATCTTGGCCAACTTATAATGATTATCGTGAAAAGCCTAAAGATGATCTTAATGAAGAGGTAACTAATATTGTTGATGATGTTAAATATGACATATTAATTAATCAAATTGTATTAATGATGGAATATGCAAAGTCACTTAAAACAAATAAACCTATTAAGATACAATGTGCATTAAAAAAGAAAAGCACTATATATGATGATTGTTTAGAGCCAGCATGGAATTGGCAAAGTTACTATTACAGGATAAAACCTGAACCTGAATATCGTGCATTTACCGATGATGAATTAATTGATGCGTTTAAGAGTCGTGATAATTATGAAATCAAACATAAGAAAAATGGTAATGTAATAGAACAAGAAAATATTAGATTTATGATCATTAAACATGCTATTGTTATTAAAGTACGCGGTGGTATAATTACAAAAGATACATTACTATCAGATTATACATTTTCAGATGGTACACCTTTAGGTATATTAAAACAAGAAGAAAAGGTAACAGGTTTTGGTTTATAATATTTATTTAAGAAGTCATATTGAAAAATTAGCTGCATTAAATGATCATAGAAAATCATTTGAACTTATAGCACTAACATCAAGTGTAGAGGATATTAAATGTAATATAAAATATCCAAAAGCAGATACTGAAAGTCCACAGATTATACGAAGTATCAATGATGAAAAATTAAGTGATTCTATGAGTGCTGCTATGAAAGAATATGCAAGAGATAGAATACGAAAAATTGATAAGGAAATATTTGAAACTACTGGTGCATTAAATTTTGAGATATCAAGACAACATAATGGTACATATGAAGTAGAAAAATTGTATTTAGATTCAATTGAATATAAAGAAACTAAACCTGTTTTTTATGGACCTGATGAAATGAAATTAACTTTTTTTGAAAAAATAAAATTTATATGTGGTATAAAATGTCAGATGAAATAGTTAAAATAATATTTTTGGATATTGATGGTGTTATGAACAATGAATTAGCATATACACCTTCATATATAAGTGAATTAGAAAGAGGTAGAGATGACATTGATCCTAGATGTATGGATTTACTTAATATTCTAATTGAAAAAACAAATGCCAAAGTTGTTATATCATCCGTTTGGAGAATCGGTGAAACTGTAGAATCTATGCAAGAGATGTTTAATAAACATGGTTTCAAAGGTGAAATAGTTGGATTAACACCAACATCATCCGCACTTCGTGGTAATGAAATATTAAGATGGATTAAAGATAATGAAGAATATTTAGGCCAATATAATTGGGACTATGTAAAGTATGTTATTTTTGATGATGATTCTGATATGTTATATTGGCAAAGAAATAATTTTATACAAATTGATAGCTATTGTGGTTTAACACCACATGCTATATATAAAGCGGAATGGATATTAAATGGAACAAATAAAACTTAAGTTACTTGGGTATTGGAAAAATAATTATAAAGAAAATGAAAAATATCCTAACCCTAATAAATTTTTATCTTCTCAATTTTGGGATGATATTTATAAAAAATATTATATTCATAAAGATTATATTGTTACGTATTTAGATGGTGGTATTAGATTAAATCATTATAGAGGTTTTTCTACATGTAGAATTTGTAGTGATATATTAGGATCATGTGAAAGAACCGATTATGTATACATTTGGCCTGATAAATTATCACATTATGTAAAAGAACATGATTTAATATTACCTATTGATTTTATAGAACATACTTTAAAAGAAGATTGGACTAATTATACAACCGATCATCAATATGGAATAGATGCATATGATAAATTAAAAGAAAGTCAATATTATGGAGGATAAAAATAGGTTAACACCATATAAGACAATGTTAAATAATATGTCATCCGATTTATTAATAATATATTTACATAATTCCGGTGATGACTTTGTTAATGCATGTGCAACATTCAAAAGTAATAATCAACTATCAGACAAATTGTTTTATAGTATTGTTGAAAAAACAATTTATAGAGCATTAATTAATCACAAACCTATCAATACTCGAGATTTTTAGATGATAAGTAAAATAAATATTGGAAGCAAAATTTTATTAAACAATAAAATTTTTAATGTAATCGAATTAGGAAAATATACTTTCCTAGCTATATATTATGGTGTGACCATACAGGAAATGATAGAATTTAATTATGATTTATCAGTATCAAAGTCAAAGTATAAATATGATTCAAATGGTATTTTGGTTACTGAAAAGCTCGGACATGAAATACGTATTAATAATTTGAAAAGTTTATTTAGTAATACAGTTTCAAGTTATTTTGATTTTGATGTTTATTTATCATATGAAGATGCTGTTGTCATATATAGCATTTTAGTTAGAAGTGTACCTGAAGTTAAATCTGATACTGTATTATCGGATATTATTAAAGAATTGGATTGGGAATAAAATGGCATATACATTAACACCAAATGAAATAAAATTGGAATTGAGTTATACACAATCAAAAAATTCAAAAAAACCAATAGTTCTTCAATATGCAAATAGATACCATGTTGGTATGTCTGGAGAAATATTGAAATGGAAAGATGTTGTTGGAGAACCAACTTGGGATTGGGAAAAATATGAATATCGTAAAAAACCTGGGTTTTGAAATAAATGAAAATATTTTTTGATTGTGAATTTACAGGCTTGCATAAAAATACTACATTAATTAGTATTGGTTTAGTTACTGAAACCGGTAATAGCTTTTATGCAGAATTTAATGATTATGATAAATCACAAATTGATGAGTGGTTGCAAAAAAATGTAATAGATAATTTACATTTAGATACAACAATGTGGCATTATGGTGGTTATGAAAATATGAAAGTTTGTGGTAACACCGAAGAAGTACAAACTAAACTTAGAGATTGGTTAAATCAATTTGACCATTGTGAAATGTGGTCAGATTGTTTATCATATGATTGGGTTTTATTTTGCAATATCTTTGGAACTGCATTTGATATTCCTAAAAATGTTGGATATATTCCATATGATTTATGTACCCTATTTAAAGTTAGTGGAATCAATCCAGATATAAATAGGGAAGAATATGCAAGAATCACTGATTATACTTTCAATAAACATAATGCATTGTGGGATGCAATGATTATAGCTAAATGTTATAAAAGAATAGTTAGAGATTATACATTTTCAGTTGAATCACGTTCAGAAACTCCAATTTGGAGAAATATATTTTGGTGGGATGATAAATAAACTCAATTGACATTTGGTTTATAAATAGTTATATTTGATATATAAATTAAAACAAGAATATATGCACAACAATGATTTAGGTAATGGTGTAACAACTGAAATGATTTTTTGAGAATTATCGTAAAGTTCTTGATAAAGAATTTAAAGAACGTTGTGCCGATATTGGTGGTGATATTAATAAGTTAATAGAATGTGCTAATAAACTAAATATAGTAGAATCTACATTAAAAGAGTTAAGATCAAATGTATGTAAAGAGAACAATATTCAGAGCTGGTAAAAAAAGAAAAGCTATTATTTTATATCCAAAAGGATGTGATAATAGTTATTGGATTGGTGATAAGATTTACTCAAAAACAAAAAGTCAGATTAAATTGGCAGAAACATGTAATGAAATATATTCTATGTTAGAATTTGCTGGAATGTGTTTTACAAATCCTTCTTTTTTAACACTTGTTATATCAATATGTTGGGTATCATATGTTTGAAAAAATACCTAAACCTACTTATGATACAATTCCTAAAGTAAATATAGTTGGATTTACCGGAACTAAATATGGTTGTACGATGAATCAACTTGCATCATTAAAGATGGTTGTTGAAGCATTAGATCCTTATATAGTACATCATGGAGATTGTCAAGGTGCAGATCTTGAATTTCATTTATTGTGTATTAAATTAGGTGTAGTTGGTTATGAAATACATCCGCCTAATATAAATGTTTATAGAGCATATGCGCATCTTTGTAGTCAACATCCTAAAACACCTCAAGAAGGTAATACTATTATTCATGAAGAAAAACCATATCTTGTTAGAAATCATGATATTGTAGATGCAGTAAGTTTAATGATAGTTTGTCCAAATGAGTTTAAAGAACAAATTCGTTCAGGTACATGGGCAACATTTAGATACACAAGAAATTCAAATAAAGATTATATAATAATATTTCCAGATGGAAGTATTGAGTTTAAACAAACACTAAAAAACAAACAAACGGAGCTCTAATATGTCATGGATTACTAAACTTTTCGGTAAGAAACAAGAACCAAGCAAATATGCTGAACCAAATACAGTATATGATAATGTACCAGTTCAAGAAAATGCAACTACCGTACTTACCGCAACTGATATTGAAAAAATCAGACGCAAAAGAATTGCGGATGAAGAAGAACGTGAAAGATTACGTAAACAATCTGAAGAAGATGATAATATTACACCATTTGGTGTAGCAGGTTATTATGCCGCAGAACAATTGTTAGAAAATGATAGTCAACTTCCTGAAGAAAGATTGCCAGATTCTAATACTGGATTTGAAGGTCAAGGTGGAGATTTTGGCGGCGGCGGTTCTACTGCTGATTGGGGAAGTTCTTCAGATTCAGAATCTAGTTATTCATCAGGATCCGATTCTAGTTCTTCATTTGATTCTAGTAGTAGTTCATTTGGTTCAGATAGCGGATCGTCTTTTGACTCAAGTAGTTCTTTTGATTCTAGTAGCTTCTAAAATTAGTGCCGAGATTGGTATTATCTAATCTCGGCATTTTTATTATAAAACTATGAAAATTCATATAATGCTTACTAGAAGAGCCAAATAAACAGACTGTATATTTCAATGGTCTGATAATTTGATGCATCTGGTGGGCATCTAAAGGTCACTATTTTATGTTATTTTAGATTAATCTAACATATTGCGGACAATATATGTATAAAATGATATATATTATCCAAAGACATATTTCAAGCGGTAAAACCCAAGGTTTCCATTCACCTGTTGGTTGATGACAATAATAATCCATAAGAATATGATCATTTGAGAATGGAATTAACATATTACTTAACGTCATTTTATGACATTCATTATATGTTGTCCAATCAGATTTATCTTTTTGTAATAATCTAATAACATCAGGTCTTGCTGATAATATTATTACCGTTATATATAAAATTGGATTATATGTAAATCTTGATACTAACCACAAATTAAATAAAATATGAAAGAATGTAGACATTGGTTATCCTATTATTTAGAAAAAAATTAATATATAAAATAAATAGACTGAAATTTTATAATTTATATCTTTATTTTTAATTTTAATGGTAAAACCTAAATGTATAATATAATTAAATTTATAGGTTTTTGTGGAACTTATATCAGAAATTCGCGGATTAGAAATCCGCTACCTTAAGAGTCGCATGCGACTCAGATGCGAAGCATCTACCGAAGTCGGAGAACGACTAAGCCTACGGCTTTTTAATATATATTTTAGAAAATAAATTATTAAATAACACAATTGACATTACAATATATTTTAATTATATTTGTATATCAATTAATTAACAAAACAAACAAAGAGGTTACTCTATGGCAAAGAAGACAAAGGCTCTTGCCCCTACAATCAAAGAATCATTATTCGTACTATTAGCAAATGCTTCAGTATCTGATGGTTCATTTACAATCACAAATGATTCAGTTTCTAAACTAGCTAAAAAGTCATATAAAAGCTTAGGTTTGGAATCTGCCCCTGAGAGATCATATACTCATAATTATTTGATGCGTTTAGTACGTGCAAATGCAGGGAAATTGTTCAAGCATACTCGTGATGCCGGTACATATGTTGCAACTGCAAAGTTGAAGAAATCATTTGCGGTTTAATTAATACTTTTAGGGATGTGGAATGAAAATTTCATATCCCTATTATATTTATTATATATGAAAAAGAAACAACCCAAAAATTTTACTCGTTTTGATTATACTTTGGATAGAAGGAATAATCGAATGATTCATGTATCAGAATTAGATACTGATGAAAAACTATATGATTATATGTTTGATTTAATCAGTGGATATATACATGATGAATTGTTATCACCATTCCTTTTGATAGATATTAATGAACAAATTAATATTTATGACAAAATTTTAGAGATATATTCTAAAGAAGGTGTTGTAGCAGGTCATGAATATTTAACTGAAAATGATATGATATCATTCTATAGGCTTAGAAAATCGTGTAAAGAATTTCTTGATATTTATAGTTCATATTATGACATTGGAAAATTTTCATATGTCAATATAAATAAAAAAACAAATAAACTTACTATCAAAATAACAAACAAAATAACAAAAGGTAGATTGGTTGATATTCCTACATCACAAACTGATGTATTGAGTAAAGCGGAAGACGAACTTAATGTAAAATTAATTCGTAATGAAATAAAAAAATAGTTATTAATAAAATAAAAGTAGGTTATGGAATTATATTCTCTTGCTATGATATCCGATAATAGGATATTATATAACTTTATAGTAGAAAAATTGCATTCTAAAAAATTACAATTTCCTATCACTACACATTGTAAAAGTACATTAAATGATATCGAAGATCTAAAATTAGCAATTAATTTATTAGAAAATATACAATCAAATAATGTAATTTATAAACCATACGAAAAAGAATTATCATCATTTAAAGAATTTGTAAAGGCATTTGGTGATGATGAAATGTTTACTAAATGGTGTTTATCAAATGCAACTGGCGCACCTGAGTTGTTAACATTTCTAAATGATATGATTAGTTCATCAATTGTTATAAACGTTAAACATTCAGCAAAAAGAAATATTATATCTAAAGTTGTTTTGGAGGAAAAAATATTCGTACCAAACGTTATAGATGGCAAATTAATATGTGAAGATATTGATAGCGGTGAAGATTGGGCTGATGTTATAGGTGATGAAGGTAAAATAAAATATGCTATTAAAGAAAAATCATTTATTCGCGGACAAAAATTAGAAGGCGAAGATGATTGGTTATTTAGAACAGTAAAAAGAAAAGGACAGTTCAAAAATGGATAATAAAAAAATCGGTAATAAAGATTATGTTGATGCTCCACAATTAAAAGATTTGGCAGCTGATATTATAGAAAAAGAAAAACTTAACATGTATGGTGCTAATATTGGATATGTTTTAGTATATCCTAATGTTAGTAAAACCATAGCAGGTCAATGTACAAGAGCAAATAAAGATTTGAAATATTACAGTGACTGTGATTATGTTATTAAGATGAGTGGTGAACTTTGGGATTCGCTTTCGGATGAAAGTCAATATATTCTAATGTTTCATGAATTGTTACATATTCTACCAGTTACCAATGATAAGACTGGTGATGTATCATATAAACTTCGCGATCATGATGTAAAAGATTTTGCTATTTTAATTAACCGTCATGGTATTAAATGGTTAGAAACCGTTCATGCAATTAATTGTAGTCTTAATGATACCGATGTTAATGATCCTAAAAATAAACTAACATTATAATAAAATGGAGTGAATAAGTGAATGAATATAAAATTCTTGTATTAGAAGATTCTTATGAAAGAATTGATGAATTTAAGAAAAGATTCAATGAATTACAATGGCGTAATCATGTTGATGTGTATGTAGATTTTTGTGAAACTGTAATAGATGCATGCAAACGTCTAAGTATGATTAAGTATGATTTAATATTTTTAGATCATGATCTTGGTGGTGAAGTATATGTTGATAGTAATAATGACAATACTGGTGCCGAAGTTGCTAGATTTTTAAGTAATCCAGATTATGATAATAAACGTAATGAGTATACTCCAATTATTATTCATTCACTTAACACTACAGCTGCAATTCATATGCATGAATTATTAGGTGATAGGTCAACGGTAATTCCATTTGTTTGGACTGCAATGAAATTTCATAATAATATACGCATATGATAACAGCAAAATATTTAATAGATAATCCTACACATATATTCGTATTTGGTGATAATTCTCTTCATAGAGGAACAAAAGGTGCAGCTGCACTAAGATATCATTCAAATTCATATGGGTTTATAACTAAAAAATATCCATCATATAAAGATGATGCATATTATAAACCTAAAGAATATGAGTTAATATTCAAACGAGAATTGGATAAATTAATAGATATTATTAAACATTCACCTAATAATTTATTTTTAATTTCAATGTTAGGTGCAGGATTGGCTAATAAGTATCATATATTTGAGAAAGTAATCGAACCTCAAATTAAAGATAAATTAGATTTTCAAAATGTAAAATTTTTATGGTAAAAATGGATAATCAAACAAATACACCTGCTAATAATAAACCAAATGTGATAGACAATGAAATACGAGTTGTTTTATTGGATCATTGGAATAGTGATAGAGATGTTGCCGAATCTGCTTGGGTAAGTACTCAAGGACCTAATACATATCGTCCTGATGAAGATGTTAAAAGAGTATTAGAAACATCAATTGTTCCTTTACATCACGATACACCTAAAGAGTGTGTATGGTTTAAGTTTTATTTACATGTTCCTATTTATGTAGAACGCCAACTTGATAAATATCGTATGTCTAGACAAGTTCAGAATATGACGGTTGATAGTGACGATGGTAGTTTTGGTAGATTGGGTATATCTCAAAATGAATTATCATTAAGATATAAAACAATGCCTAATACATATATTCCATTACCAACGGATGCGGTTGATATTATAAATAGAATACATGATCATGAAGATTTTGAATATCAACATGAAACCAAATACAGTCCAGATGTTGTTGAATTATATGATAGAGTAAATCAATATGCATCACTAATGTATGATAATTTAGTTAAGTTTTTACAATTTGGTAAAGAACATAATATTATTACTGCTAGCGAATTAAGAAGAGTTCGTGAAGTTTATCGTGGTATTTTAGGTACTGCTTTCTTTACCGATATGCAAATTATATTAAACCTTAATTCATTAGAACATTTATTTAATCAACGTCTTAGTGATCATGCTCAACCTGAAACCAGATTAGCTGTGCATCAAATGTTAGAATGTTTAGTTAATAATAAAATATTACCAATTACTATTAATAAGATGATAGAGGTTAATAAATGGGTAGTGTAAAACTTACCGACGATGAATTAGTTATTTTATCAGATACTTTGGTTGTATGTCCATTTTGTGGTGCACATCCAACAATTATAAATATAGATGATGAAGAATATAATATAATGTGTTTAACCGAAGGATGTTATTTGAAATATGGTAATGGAATTAATAGTCATGTTGATAATATACATAAATTAATTGATAAATGGAATATGCGAGTTAGGGTTAGAGGTTTAGGTATATGATAAAATTGAAAGTACTATTTTTGTTTTTATTTCTAACTTGTGTATCATTTACACAATCATTAACATTTCTATCATCAAGTGTTACTGAGATTTATAAAAAAGATACTACAACAAAATCACAAAATATTATAATAAAATTAGATAGTGATAATGGTGTGATAAAAATATCAGATGGTTTACCACTTAAAGTTTTAGATTCAAAACAATTAACTGAAGTATCATACAAAATCAAATGTATAAACTATCTAAATGATACGTTAATTACATATGTATATATTAATAAAAATAAATCAGCAATTATAACATTCAAATATCCACAATATACATATATGTATATTTGTAAGTTTGTTAGGTAGTTATGATAATAACCATAAATGATGACAAATATAATGCACTTTATATTTATAAAAATAACAAAGAGAATGAAGTTGACTTAAATTCTCGAAAAGGTGATTCATATACAATTATTAAAGGTTCAGATGGATATTTATACGTATGTGAAAAAATATTAGATGCCGAATTTGAAATTATAAATGAAGAAACAGGATTATTAAATGAGAAACAAGAAGAAAGTGTTGAGTCTTCTCAACACGGTGAACAATCAAATTGATGCGATAAATAGAGTTGTAAATTCTAATACTGTTGATAAGACATCATTAGAAAGAACTCTTATTGTTCTATTAGAAGAGTTAACACAATTAATTGAAGTTGTTGAATTAGAAAACGAAACACAATTTTAATCAATGAAGTTTAATTCATTCCTTACATTAGTGTCATTATCTGCGGCTGCATTGACTATGTCAGCCGCATTCTTTTCTGTATTTGGTATATCATTGTTATTTTCTGGTCATTATTATTCTGTAATGATTATGGCATCAACATTAGAATATTCTAAATTCATATTATCTACATTTCTATATAGATATTGGAAAACTGTTAATACATTAATGAAAAGTTATATGACAATTGCATTAATGGTTTTAATGTTAATAACTTCCGCAGGAATTTATGGATTCTTATCAGATGCATATCAAAAAACTAAAGAATCATATTCGGCGAATAGTAATAATGTTACATTATTGGTAAATAAAAAATCATATTTCAAACAACAGTTGGATTATTCAAACAATCAATTAACATCATTAAATAAGTCATATAATCAACAACAAGATAGGTTAGACACCTTATATAAGCATAACAGATATCAGATTGGTAATCGTGTTGAATCAACAATCTCAGGTAATTTAAGTGATATTAAATTATTAAATAAAAACATATCTGCATTAAATGATTCTATAATGTCATGTGATTTTCAAATATCTACATTAGAAACATCCAATCTAAAGGGTGAATTAGGTCCTATAATTTATATTAGTAAAATACTAAATAAAGATATTGATGTAATATCTCAATATTTTATGTTATTATTTGTGTTTGTATTTGACCCACTTGCAGTATGTTTAATTATTGCGGCTAACTATATTTATAGTGGAGGCGGTAAAACTCAGGATGATATTTTAGATGCGTTTAAGTCTAAAAAAGAAGAACCTAAAATAAATGATCCTGTAAGTGATCCCATAAATGATACTCAACATGATACTCTAATTAAACCTGAAACTTTTAATGTTTCTGAAGAATTAAATAAACTACAATCTTCTAAACCACAAGCACCACCTTTTAGGTCATCAATGCATAATGGTTAAAAAACTCAATTGACATTTGGTTTATAAATGGTTATATTTATATTATAAAAATTAAACGGTTATAGAATTGAAAAAACAAAAACGTAAAATTGTTAAAATGTCAGGTGCTCAAGCAGATAGATTATTGAATGCTAAAAAATCTCAAGATCTAAAATGTAAATGTGGTACTGTTGTTCCACATACTAGTACCGATGCTGTTTCTGTCACTTGTTCAAAATGTACAAGTGCTTTAGTTCCATTTGAATTACCTTCAAAGAAAGCAAAAGTTGAGAAAAAAGTAGGATATCCACGTGGGTGGAAATTAATGCAGCAATTTGTTTACAAAGATGGTACTGTTTATAGATTTGGTGTTGAATCTCCAAAATTAAAAGGTACTTTACCGGTAACCGATGTTGATGCAATTAAAGAAACTCAACGTAAAAATCGTGAAGCAAATAAAATTAAAAAAGAAGCACGATTGTTAAAAAGATATAACAAAGCTAAAAAAGAAAAGAAAATTTCAAAAAAGAAAGCAAAGGCAAAATTAAATGTTACTGAATAATTCCAATGATTTAAGCGCTGTTAAACAAGCATTTCCTGTGATTGATGAAAAATTAAATTCTGCCGAAGATGCTGAAGTTGTTTCATCTGAAAATGTTATGGCTTCGGATAAAATAGAAAGTGTAGATTATTCCAATGTTGGAAATGATCCTAGTATTACATTAGGACTTGATAGTGTTGGTAGAATTAATATTATAAAAGATAAAAATAAACTACGCCAAGTTTCACAAAAAGTTGAATCCGTTGAGTATGGTGAAAAAATTGCATTGTTACTTTTACAATCAATGAAAGAAAATCCATGTATCGGTTTATCAGCTCCACAAATTGGTATTTTTAGAAAGGTCTTTGTTGTAAACGTAAAAGAACCTGAGATTTTTATAAATCCTGAAATTATCGAAGCCTCATATGAAACAGTTCCTTATGTAGAAGGCTGTATGTCAATTCCAAATAAATCAAGCAAAACCGTTCGTAGACTTTCAATAAAAGTTAAAGCAGATAATTTTGAAGGTGTACGTGAGTTTGGTATTAAAGATCCTGATTCTATTAAAAGCAAAAAGGCATTATATGCCGATTTGGATTTATTAGAATGTGTTGCTATTCAACATGAATATGATCACTTGATGGGTATTCTAATGACTGATAGATCATATGCAGGTATTACTCATGTTCGTACTGAACCTAAAATTGGTAGGAATGAAAAAGTTGAATTTATTAATGATAATAATGAAAAAATCATTGATAAATATAAAAATGCAGATAAGCATTTCAAAAATGGTTATAGACTTTCAGTAAAAGAAAATAAGGAAAATAAATGAAAACTATTTTAATTAGACATGGTGAATTTGCACCTGAATTAGTCTATATAAATATTGATTTAGATGAACCTAAACTTTTAGCATGGCTTAATGAAAATTATGGTCATTCTAAAGATGATCGTCGTGATAAGATGTTTGATACAAAAAGAAAACTAATACCAAGACCTGAAGTTGAAAGTGAATTAAATTCAATTTTAACGGCTGGTGTTGCAACACGTGTATTTTTATATAATAATGATGTTGGTGCTCGTGTTTGGACATGCGAAGATCTTAAAGATCTTATTTTCAAATTTTATGGAAGAGTTGGTCATTATGGTAACTAAAGTAAAGATTAAAGAAATTGAGACTAAAGTTTTATCAAAAATCAAAGTGTATTGTTTATCATTTTGGAAATTTGTAAAACTTTATAGCTTAATAATATTATCTATTGTCTTTGGTTATTTAGTGCACACTGTTAGAACAACAGTTCAACATAAAGTCTTTGAATTTAAGACAGGTGATAGTATTAGTATTATGGTTGATGATAAAGGTCAATTAAATATAATTGATTTTAAAGCAAATTCGGTTACTATATTTGATGATTCATCAACTACAATTATTAACGGTCAAATACAAGCGCAAATGCAACGTTCATATTTGAATAAAATAAAATGAAATTAACACATTTATATATGTCACTGTTATTTTTTATAACAGTGACTATGTTTATTACTGATATAGTTAGAATAAATAATATAGAAGCAGAAGTTGTAAAAATTCATAATATACAAACAAAGCAAAATATTATTTCACCTGAAGTGCAGGTTTATTTAAGTACTGTAAAATATTCTAAAGAATATAATGTACCAACGAAATATGCACTAAGAATGTTATATCATGAATCAACATATCGTGGCCCAATAGATAAAGATTATAATGCAAATTTAATTTCAAATCAAAATGCATTAGGAGCTGCACAAGTAATGTTAAGTACGGCAAATTCAATGTCGGATAGTGTATTAACATATGACCAAGTGTTATATGATATAGACCTTAACATAAAAGTGTCAATGAAATATTTAAGTACATTATATGCAAAATATCATAGATGGGATATTGCATTTGGTGTATACAATACTGGGCATAAAGTGGTTAATGATTATGCCAAATCAATTACAAAATAAAGAGGTTATTAAATGAAAGAATTAACACCAGAACAAGTTCAAGCAAATTATGATAGATTAATCGAATGGATTAAAGATTCATCTAAACATGGATTTTCACAAGATCGTATTGATAAACTATTAAAATTATATGGTGAATTTGAAGAGAGAATTACTATGATGCCGGCATCAGGTAAAGAACATTTTCATTCATGTTTTGTTGGTGGTTATGTTCATCATGTTTTGAATGTTATCAGATGTGCAGAAGAATTGCATGAATTGTGGATTCGTATGGGTCAATTTGAGAATTATGAATATTCAGAATTAATGTTCGTTGCATTAAATCATGATATTGGTAAATTGGGAGATTTAGATAATGAATTATATGTTCCAGTAACTGAAGATTGGAAACGCAAACGTGGTGAAATGTATGATACAAATACAACTATTAAAAATGTAATGCCACATCAAGATAGAGCTTTATGGTTCTTACAAGAATATGATATTCGTATTACTGAAAATGAATTTATCGGAATTAGACTTCATGATGGTTTATATAATAAAGGTAATGAAGAATATTTAGTTTCTTGGTATGATTCTAAACAAATCAAAAATAACTTACCATATATAATTCATCAAGCCGATATGATGGCTATGCGTATTGAATACCAAGATTGGAAATTTGGTGAAAAGAATATAAAGGTTCTTAAATCAGGAAAACAGTCGGCACAAGCAAAAGCAGTTGATGTTTTCAAAGAATTTACTTTAGGTGACATGTCAGCAATATTAAATAAAAAGAAGTCATAATATGGAAATACATATTGAATTATATAATACAATAGTTACTATATATGCATTAGTTGCAACATATGTTGCTATTAATACTTATAGAAAACTAACAGTTATGGAATCTATATTAATTTCATTTGAACATTATAAAAGTTTAATGATATTACGATTTAATGATGCACTTAAGAAAATTAAGGATATTGATATTCGTGGTTCATTTGAAGCCGATGATGAAATTGGATGGACTTATAAATTTATAACAAATGAAATTAAAGAGTTACACGAAAACGTTGTTAACTATTTTACTAATAAACCTACGGAATAAATATGTTAACTCAATTGAGTAAAATTAAAAAGAAAAAGGGTAAGGTGTATTTTACACCTGATACTGAAGCTGCAGTGTTAGAATATATTGCTGAACCTGATGTGTTAAAACGAAGTATTATCTATAAAGATCGTATTGAGTTTGCATTGGATAAAATGGCAGAAAGTATTATTAATACTAAAAAGTTTTCATATATTAATGAATCATTTTATGATATTAAGCATGAATTAGTTGCTCATATTTTATTAAACATAAGTAAAATATCTCCAGAAAAAGGTAGGGCATTTTCATACTTTACACGTTCTATGATTAATTATTTAATATTATGGAATAGGCGATGTGAAAGACGAATGAAAAATGAAATGTCAATGTCAGGTAATGATGATTCTGAAAATAGTTTTGCATTGGACATAAAAGATGAATCATATGATATTGATGAAAAAAATGATGATATATCAACATTCATACAACAGTTTATAATTTATCTTAAAGAAAATTCATATGAAATATGTAAAGGTAGAAAAAAATACCAAAATATATTATCAGCAATAATACACCTATTGGAAAATAAGGGAATGGACATCATTTCAAAGAAATCAATATTTGTATACATCCGCGAAATGACAGATGACACATCTCAAAACATCAACAGAATATTAAACGTAATGAAAAAAATATACCTAAATGCATATTCTTCATATAAAGAACATGGTTATTTAGATATGTCAAAAAAATATTATAATTAATCATTATACTCCTACAAGCAGGCGGTTATCGTAAGGTACCCGCCTTTTTTATTTATTTTTAGTACTTTCTTATATTTATATAGACAAGGTTATAATATAACAATTCAAGGAAAGTATGGATAAAGATACTACAATATTTGGTGAGATATCACTATCAAATATTTATGCAGATATTTATAATAGTTCTAAAAATAAATCAAGTCAAATAGACTTCTTTTTAGAAAAATTAAATAGTCTAATTAAACAACCACAAGATGCTATGATTATTGTACCTTTAATTAAAGAATATTTTGAGGTTGCGGTTGCTAATGATGGAAATATGGTTAAATTAGCAGCTATTATACAACGTATGATAAGTGCTATAAAAATAGGCGGAGGTGGTGAAACAGGTGCATTCACTGAAGATGAAAGACAAAGTTTAATTAAAGATATTAATGCCCAACGTGCATTAGCAAAATCAGTAGATACAAATGTTAGTAATAGATTAACAACATTAATTGATAAAGCGGATGCCGCTATAAAAGATTTAGAAGGTGAAAATGTAAATGTTTGAAAATAACAATGAATTAATAAGTAGTTCAACATTATCAAGTAAGTTACCACAGAATCAAAATGGTATTAAATCAAACATTGCAGAAGTAACTGATATTATATTAGATGAAAATCATGTACTTTATACGGGTCCAAATGACATTGGTAAGGCCGTTATAAATATACTTGATGGAAATCCTAATCCTGAAGGTGTATTAGCAACACCTGGGACTAAAAATATTTTTGTAATACCAATTATTGGTGAATTGGTAAAATTTTATTATATTTTAGATAAAGTATATTATGAAGCCCCTATTAGTTATATTGGAGATGTATTTGAAAATACAAGTAATAAGTTAGTTACTGGTGATAAAGTAACATCATCATCTACCAACATTTCAAACTTCAAATCAAGTGGCCCTAAACCAACGGTCGCACCATCATCAACACCAACAACGGATAATAAGCTAAATAAGCTAAATAAATCTAAACAGGTTGATATGGTCCCTGGAATGTTAATGATTCAAAGTAGGTTTGGAAGTGCTATGATATTTTCATACGATAAAGATGCAAGATATCAAAACATAACAATTACTAATAATGCATTGAACAATGATAATAGTATATTTATATGTGAGCAAAATGTCGAATTTAATGCATCAACAAATGGTAAACAGTATTATTATAATAATTTATCAGAACCTGTTTTTAAGGGTAAACAAATAATATTAAATTCAGATAGAATAATATTAAATTCAAATCAAAATGAAATTTCAATATTTTCAAAACGTAGTTTATATGGTAGTGCTAATGAAAAAATAATATTTGAATGTGGTGATAATATAATACTTTCTACAGCAAAATCAATTTCATTGAAAGCAAATAAAATTACCATTGGAGATGGTGCAACAATCCCAGCAGTTTTAGGAACAAAATTAACACAATTAATTTCTAAGATAATACAAGAAATGACTAAACTTACATTTGGTGCACCTGGGACACCACCTGTTAATTTACCTTCAATATTAGCATTGAATAGTGAAGTAACTGGAATATTAAGTAATAATGTAAAAATAATATAATTCATATATTTATTATAAAAAGGTTAAGAAAAATGGATGAAGCAAGATTTATAAAAATACTAAGAACTGTTGTTAGACAAGAGTTAGAAATAGCATTTAAGAAATTAGAAGAAAATAATATTCTTTCTGATGATAAAGATGATGTATTAAAACTTATTAATAATAACGTTCCAAGAGTTGGTCAAAAACAACAAAAAAAAGTACAAGAATCACAACGCCCTAAAATACAATTTAAGAATCCAGTATTGAATGATATCATGAATAATACTATAGATGATATTCCTGAAGGTGATACCGCTCCTAATGCATTAGATGCGATATCAGTAACAGATAAAAAATATGGTACATTTTTAGATAATGTTTTCAACAAAGATTATTCAGGTCAAATTTAATAAATGATAAGTAACCCATTAAGTATTAAATATCCTATAGAACCATCAAAAAAAGATGGATCTTTTAGTTTAAATTATACAACGCTTGAACATATAAAAACAAAAATAAGAATATTGTTTTCATGTGAAGAAAATGAAAGATATTTCAATCTTACTGGTATGTCATTAACAAAGTATTTATTTGAACAAAATGATGAAACTAGCAATAAGAAAATAAAAAAAGATATTATTGATAGCCTACGGACTTACATTCCAGAAATAACGGTTACTAATGTTACAATAGAAAAAATAACGGATCATGATACTCAAGTTTCAATAAACTTTATGTATTTTGGTACATCAGCAGTAGTTAAAATTAAAGTTTAAGGTATATGATAACTAAAGACATAAATAAAAACGTAAAATATATTAATAGAAATTTTGAAGATGTTAGAAATGCATTAATTGAATTTCTTAAAGTATATTTTCCAAATGAATTTACATCAATTTCAAATGAATCAGTTGAAATGATAATAGTAGAATTATTATCATATATAACCGATTTAACTGGATTTTATCAAAATGTAAAATTTACAGAATCATTATTCTTTTCGGCAACCGATAGGACTAATATTATAAATCAAGCACAAAGTCTTTTTGGATATAGACCAAAAGTAAGTGCACAATCACATGCACAATTTATGTTATATCAATTAATACCTGCTACAACAGAAATGCCTCAAAAACCAGATTGGAATTATTCGTTAATATTATCGGATTTACAAATAGGTGCAGATGGTAGCGATACGACATTTATTCCTAATGATGGTATAATTGATTTTTCAAATACATTAACAGATGGAACTGTAATATCGGAATATTCAAAAGGTAATGATGGAAGTGTATTGTTTTATTTATTAGAAAAACCAATAGCTGGAAAATCGGGTAGTATTGAAACATATACTTATGATGTAGGTAATGCTCAAAAGTTTTTAACTATAACAATACCTGATGATAATGTTTTAGAAATTATTGATGTTGTAGGTAGTGATGGTACAGTTTGGTATGAAGTACCATATTTAGCATATAATAAAATAGTGGATGATATTCCTGTAAAAAATGATTTAAGATATGCGCATGCGCAACATAATACACCTTATATATTAAACTATAAAAATGTAGATACTAGATTTATATCACGATTAGTTGATAATAAATTAATGATACAATTTGGTAGTGGTGTTACACAATTATCAGATATTGATATATTACCTAGCCCAAAATATATTGGTACCGCAACATTTAATAAAAATATAGACCCAAGAAATTTTCTATTAAATAGAAGTTATGGTTTAAGTCCAAGTAATGTTACATTAACAATTAGATATCTAAAAGGCTACACCGGAAATACAAATTTTGCGGCTGATAGTTTGAATAAGATAAAGAATGTTAATTTTATAAGTAATGGTGCTAATTTAATTGGTAGTGATTTACAAACATTTAATTATATTAAATCAACATTAACAGTAAACAATATAACAGCCGCAACTGGTGGAAGAGGACCTGAATCATTATATGAAATTAAGGAAAATGCAATTGCATCATATCCTACACAAAATCGTTGTGTAACTACACCTGATTATGAAATAAGAATTTTATCATTACATCCTAAATATGGTTCAGTTGCAAAAGTAAAAGTTGTTAATAATTCAAACTTAATAGCAACTACAAATTCACCTGATGAAACATTGAATAAATTATCAGTTTCTTCATTGAGTGCATTTTGTTTAGGATATGATGAAAATAACAATTTGGTACCATTATCAGATTTAATAAAAGGTAATATAAAAACATACTTAGATGAATATCGTATGGCTACTGATACTATAGAAATAAGAGATGCGTATGTTATTAATATAGGTGTTAATTTTAGTGTATCAATATTTGATGATATTATTGATAAAAAGGAAGTTCTATTAAAATGTATTACTGCATTAAAAGATTATTTTGATATTTCAAAATGGACAATTGGTCAACCAATTATTATTCATGAAATTTATAATCTATTAGCAGTTATCCCAGGTGTAAGATCTATAGTTGATATTGAGATAGTAAATAAATCAAGTATTGGTGGTTCACCATATTCAAATGTCTATTACCCAGATATAATGTCAAAGGCAAATGTAAATGGTGTAATTTATACGGCACTTGACCCATCTATTTTTGAAGTCAAATTACCAGACAATGATATTGTTGGTACAATTGTTAATTAAGGAACACAATGCAAATTATTTTTTATGTAGATAAAGATACTACTTTATATCATAGTCAATCATATGATAATAAAAATACAGGTGAAGATGAAATTTTAGAATTAACTAAAAGAAATATAAATATAGAACCTGTAATATCAAGGTCATTAGTATATTTTGATTTAGATAGATTATTTACAGCGTTAGGTAGAATGCCAGATAAGGTTGAATTGTCCCTACCTATTTGTATAGCAGGTGATCGCATTAAAGGTTTAACTTTAGAATGCTTCCCAGTTAAACATTATTGGAGTGAAGGTTTTGGTAAATTCACAGAAACAAAAATAAATACAAATGATTCAAATTGGTTATATTCCACTGATAATGTTGCTTGGGATGTTGCTGGAGGAGATGTAGCAAGTGTTAATCCAAAGACTTGTACAATTATCGAAAAGGTTAAAGGTAGATTAAATGAATCTACAATGTTAGAGGATCCAAAATTTGATATTACCGAATTTGTTCAATCATATTATATAAGTGGTTCATCAGATCTAAAATATGGATTTTTAGTTAAGTTTCAAGATGCCGTAGAATCAAATGATTCTGATTATGGAACTTTATGTTTTTATTCAAAACAATCAAATACAATATATAGACCAAAATTAAATATCTATTTTGATGATTATGTACGAGCTTTAGAGATTACCGATGAGGACACTATTCTATCATTAGTTACCGATGATAATTATGTACCATCAAATATTAATACATCTATATATGAGTTATCAGGTAATGTATTATTAAGTAATATTTTTATTTTTTATAAAAATTTATCTAAAGAATATTCCGCTAATGATGTTGTTGCAATACGACTTAATAGTAGACCAAAATGGCAAAGAGATTCATATAATTTATTTTTGGCCGATACACCTGTGTTGTATTTACCAACTGAATCTTTTTATGGTATATTTGATGCAGTAACCGATGAACAAATTATAGGTTTTTCGGAATATACAAAAATATCATCTGACATTGATGGTAATTATTTTAACATTTGGATGGACTCTTTAGTACCACAAAGAATGTATAAAATAAAAATAAAATTAACATATGGAAATAATTTACATATATTTGATAATAACAATACATTTATGGTTACTGACTAATGGGATTTGACCTTGATAAAATTAAAGATGGGACATATTTAACTCGCAGTGCAAATTTAGAACCTATTTTCTTAAATGATTCTAAACTTGATGCATCCGATATGTTATATGTGCATGCAGGAAACAACCCACCTTTTACATTAACACATATAGATGATATAGCGGAAGTTGTTAATACTGAATTACCTAATGATATTGAAGAAGTAAAAAAGGAAGATTATAAAAATTTATATTTAACAGGCGCAAATCTTCAAGTTAACTTAGAAGAAATTAAAGATAATATTGTACAATATAAACAATCATTTAATAATGAAATGCATAATGTTGGATTTGCATTAAATAAACCTAATACTTTTTATTACTTAAATGCAGCATTGAAATATATTTATAATTCATTACCAACACAAAGCGCAGGTATATTACCGGATCCAACGGCTTCAGCCGTAATACCAACTTGGGTTATAACACACTATTCAAATGATGAAATAATAAATTTTACAAGATCCAATGAAATTAACATTTCCGATAATATTAAACTTATACAAAAAACAGATGCTATAACATATATAAGAGATTTATTAAATAAAATATATTCATTACCTAGACCATTTTGCAATGGTGATGATAATATGTTTAATTATATATTTGATTATACTATTGAGAATAGTAATTATATTTTACGTAATCTTAATAATAACAACAATCTTTCATTATTTCAATATACTGGAAGTAGTGAAACTGGTTTTAATTTTTTACCTATTTCTAGAAATGCTAGTATTAATTATGATTTACCAACATATTTTTATATAAATGTTGTAGGGCAAATACTTAATAACTCAAATGTATTGTTAAGTACAAATGCATTAAATCTAAATATAAATTTCAAATCATACAATTTAGATTTATTTACATTAGGATATTATAATATAGGTAATTATTATACTGATGATATGTTAAAAGCATTCAATTATGGTTATGTAAAATATTATGGTGGAAATTATGTAAATGTTACATATGATGGTATTGATGATTTTATTTCATCTTTAGATGATGAAAGTGAAGTTGTTGTTTTAGATTATCTAAATCATTTATTGTCAATTTTTAAAGCAATGTCTAATAGGTTATTTAAGAATTTAACAAATAAAATATATCTTAACTCTACATTTGAAAGCTATTTCTTTGGTAATGATAATTATATAGATATTGTATGGGCACCCGAAGTAAGATATACTCGTGGTATTTATTGGAGCTCAAGCAAAACTGTACGTCCGCTATTGGCACCGGTGTTAGTATTAAATGATGGTATAATAGAAACTACAAATTATATTAAAATGAACACTAATATAATGAACACTCATTATAATGGTAGTAATTTAAGTAATTATTTTTATAACATTCCTGGGATTGGAATAGATTCTGCATTATTTAATAGGGATACTAAATTTAATGGGTCATTTGAAACTTGTGATGAAGATACAGGTTATGATTGTTTAGCTTTACAGGTAAAACAAGAATCTATGAATAGTGATAGATTACATACAATAATAGAATATATAGGTTCTCATGAAGGTACGTTTATAGTACGTGCCACAGGTAATGGTTCATTGGATGAAAATGGTTATAGGTCCAATAATGGAACTTGTTATTATAGTAATAAAGGATATGTACCATTTTTTGGAATAAGACCTACTGATGAAATAAAGGATTTTGCTTATTATGATTTATTAGAAAACTTTCTAAATAAATATAAAATACGTTCAAAGGATGAAGCATTTTCATGGTTATTAGATACTCGTAATGAGTCATCAAATTTTTATAATATTAATTTAGGTACTACATATTATATGTCAAGTACTTCAGGAATAATAGCAAATAGCAAATGATAACAGAAACAACTGAAATAATAGCTGACAAATTCAGTATAGATGATTCTGATTTTAATACGGAATTTGAAGTTGAACATATATTACATGAAAAAGATGTAAAATATATTTATGTAACATCAAGTCAATATTTGAATGATAAATATAATTATGATGAAGTGTCAGGTGCCGTTGCTAATTTATTAAATAATCAAAAGGATATTTATTCAGAAAATAAAACAACAAATTTTGAAATATTGCGTGATACTAGAAGTGATATAATAGACTTTAATATGTCATTACCAAACAATCCATTGGGATTAGTTGAAACATATAATCTCATTCCATCAAAAACAAATATTAGCCCATTTAATTATACTTCATCATTAATTAATACTATGCGGTATGCAGGTACATTATCAAATGAATCAAAACAAATAGCAGAATATATAAATAATAGTTCAAGATTTGAAAGTGCATTTAATCTAAATACATCACAATCAATGTCAGATTTTACTGGTAATTTAATTTCAAATATATTAACGTTACCATATCCATTTTGTAATGGTGATGCTGAAGTTGCTGCAAAATTATTTAGACCATTCTTTATACCATATTCTGATAGTGAATTAAATGATCTAAAGGAAGATGATAGATATTTTTTAATAAAATTTATTAATGAAAGATATCTTAAAGATCCATATATGAAATCAATACCAACAAATTTAAAGACAGTATTACATTTCGATACTTATGGTATATTATCATCTTCATCTAAGCGTTCTAATCATAGAGATGGTTTTCCTCCAATTAATTATATTACACCAACTACACAATCAAGTAATATTTCATTTGCAAATATGACTAAAGATAGTATGTGGATTACTTGGACTAGAGGTAATGGTCATGACCATTATATTTTGTTAAATACTATAAATGAATTTACTGACCCTATAAATGGTACGGATCCTATAGCAGATTCTCATTATAAAGGTTCAGGACAGCAATTAATATATGATGAATATTTTCCTCAAGATGGTGCTTTTAAAGTAACCGGATTAACTGAAGGTACAGAATATTATTGTAGAATATATGATAGATTAGGAAGTGGCACTGACACTGGATATAATCTAGATACAATGACACTAAATCCTAATGGAGTTATATTAAAAAATACATCACTAATTACAACACCACCAACAAAACAAGCATCAAATTTGAATTTTACAAATTTAACATCTGATAGTGTTACTATAAATTGGTCTCGTGGTGATGGTGAAAAATGTATGGTTATATTTGGTGTCCAAGAACTATATGACCCACAAGATGGAGCTACTAATTTTAATTTTAGTAATGTATTTAATTACGATACCGCAAATGGATTTGATAATGGTCAATTTGTATACATTGGTACTGGAACGACGGTAACGGTAACAAATTTAATGCCAAATAAAATATATCAATGTAGAGTTTATGAATTTAATGATAATGGAAATCCCTCAAATGGTAAATATTTAAGAACATTAACAAATGATAATAATAAAAATGTTACATTATCACCACCTATTATTGTACCTATTAACGTACCAACTATTCAGGCATCCGATATCATCGCAAATGTTTCATCAAATGGTAGAGTACAATTATCATGGACTCGCGGTAATGGTAATGGTTGTGTTGTAATTCTATCAACATTTTTTAACGGTGGTGTATGGTTAAATGGTAATACTGATGAAGTTGATTCATATCCAATAATAGCAGATTCTTCAATAAGTAGTAATGTTTCTGAAATAGTATACTCAGGTAATGAAAACACTGTTATATTATCAAAAGTAATTGATGGTATGAATTATTATTGTTTAGTATTAGAATATAATACAAATGGTACTGAAGTTAAAACATTAAAAACATTAAATAATAATTCATCAAATACTAATCATTTTGTAGGTGTTAATAATACAAATCAAAGCTTATATCCAAAGACACAATCATATAATATAATGACAGGTTCATCAGGTTCTGATTATGTTGATATTATTTGGGATAGAGGTGATGGTAATAGATGTATATTATTAATAAGTGATATAAACAATCCACAATGCCCGTTAGACGGTAATTATATTGTACCTAATTCAATATACACATCAGGTACACAGGTTGTTTATAATGATTATCATCGTCTAACAATTGGTGGTGATAATAATAAAGCAAAAGTTACCGTGACAGGTTTAAAAGAAAATGTAAGATATTATGTTAAGGCTGTTGAATATTATGGAGCTCCGGATATTGAATGTTTTTATTTAACAAATATTGGATTTTCTAATCCAATTAATTTTACATTAGTGTCTAGTGTAAAGGTACCTGAAATTCAAATAAGTAATATTGCATTTAATACAATGAATATTGATAAGATGAATATTACGTGGAATAAAGGTCATGGTGAAAAGCGATTGATAATAATGAGCAAATCCAATACTATAAATGATCCTAAAGATGGTGAAGATATTATTGGAAATTCAACATTTGGTAATAATAATCAACAAGTAATTTATAATGGTTTAGGTGAAACCGTAAGTGTTAATGGTTTAATAAATGGCACTACTTATTATGTTAAAGGATATGAATTTAATGGTTCAGGAGCAAATACCAAGTATTTATTAGAAAATGCGATTGATAATCCAAAAAGTACTACATTCATATCAGGTGTAAATACACCAAATGAACAAGCAAGCGGTTTAACATTTACTGATATAACAGATCATGCAATGACGGTACATTGGGAACGTGGTAATGGTGAAAAATGTTTAGTTGTTATTAATAAGAATAATAAATTTGATAC